AACGCGTGTGAATAGTGCGGGGTTGGTTGAGTTAGTGCCTTATAATTTGTTGCAATACTCGGAGCAATTTAACAATGGGGTTTATAATCAAAGTAATGTTTCAGTTACAAGCAATTCAACCATTGCTCCAAATGGAACTACAACCGCAGATACAATTACGGATACTGCATCAAGTGGATTAATACTTCAAACATCAGCAAGTGTTAATGAAGGTGCAACAGTTACTCTTTCTCAATATTGTAAGCGTTCAAATAATGATTGGATTTATTTAGGCATGGGCCGAAGTGGTGTAACTACTTATGGTGAAGTTGTCGGATTCTTTAATTTAGCAACGGGAGCAACGGGAAGCAATATAACTTATGGAGCGGGTGTTTTTGTTTCGCTTAATATTGAAAATGTTGGGAATGGTTGGTATCGTTGTTCGCTTACTGCATATGTTTCAAGTGCAACTGCTTATGTAGTTTATTCGGGTAATGCTAATGCTAATGGAGTTCCTTTTGTTTCAGATATCGGAGATGCTCGTTTTCAATGGGGCGCTCAACTTGTCGAAGGCTCAACCGCGAAGGACTACCAACGTACCGAAACACGCCTAAACATCCCACGACTTGACTACTCAAATGGTACTTGTCCAAGTTTGTTAGTAGAACCGCAGAGGACGAATCTTGTTACTTATTCAGAGCAATTAGATAATGTAGCTTGGACTAAAACAGCAGTAACAATTACCGCAAATAATACAACTGCACCAAACGGCATTTTAACTGCTGACAAAGTAATCCCAACTAACATAAATGCCTTTCATAATATATACAATCTTGCAACTGCATTAACGGGTAATTATTCTTTTAGTGTTTACGCTAAAAAAGGAGGTTTAAATTTTGTCAATTTACAAGACCAATTTGGAGGAGTGTTTAACACTTGTTTTGATTTAGTCAACGGAACATTTACTTCTTATTTTGGAACAGCTACAATGAAGGCTGTTGGTAATGATTGGTTTTTATGTTCGGTAATTGGCAACGGATTAGCTGCTACAGTAATTCCTTCAATCATTCCGTCAAACTCACTTTCAAGTTTCCCTATTTTTGTAGGAAACAATGTAGATGGAATATTTATTTGGGGAGCACAACTCGAAGCGGGTTCATACCCAACATCCTACATCCCTACAACATCAGCAAGTGTAACACGCAACGCGGACGTAGTTTCAAAGACGGGAATTAGTAGCTTGATTGGACAAACGGAGGGAACTTGTTTTGTTGACTTCTACAACTATGGAAATAGTACAGCTGATTCAAATGTTCCTTTTGCAATTAGCAATGGAGCGTATGGAAGTGCGGTTTATTTTGAGCAATATTTAGGCAATTGGTACGGTATTATTTACAACGGTTTTGTATCTCAATTTTCATTTAATGCGGGTACGTTAAGTATTGGAAGACATAAATTTGCTATTGGTTACAAAACAAATGATGTTGTATTCTACGTTGATGGAAATTTAGTGTCAACGGATACGAGTGCAACTATTCCCACTTGTTCTCGTGTTGACATAGGAACGGTTGGAACATCAACAACACCCGAAGAGCTTTCAGTCAACGCCACCGCCCTTTGGAAAACTCGCTTAACAAATACTCAACTCGCACAACTCACAACGATATGATAAAAAGTATTGGCATATATAAAATAACAAATCCGAAAGGCAGCATTTATGTAGGTCAATCTATGCACATTGAACGTAGGTTTCGAGGTTATAAAAAATTGACAAATTGCAAAGGACAAACAAAATTGTATAATTCACTTGTCAAATACGGAACTATTAATCATACTTACGAGGTAATTGAATTATGTGAGGTGCAAATGCTGAATGAACGTGAAAGATTTTGGCAAGAACATTTTGATTGCATAAAAGGTTTGAATTGTAATTACGTTTCAACTGAAACTCAAAAGCAAATACCATCGGATGAAGTAAGACGAAAAATGAGTGTAGCAGCTAAAGGTAAAAAACATAGTGCGGAACACGTGGCAAATAGAATGATGTCTAAAAAAGGTTATAGACATTCAGACCTTACAAAACAAAAACTATCCGAGAAGCGTAATAAATTAATTATTGATTTATCTACGGGTATTTATTTTGACAATACAAAGGATGCTGCAAATTCATTGGGTATAAAAACACCTACATTTCAAGCTATGATGTGTGGTAGAAATAAAAATAAAACATCTTTAATTTACGCATAATGACAGAAAAAATATACAAGCTAACATACGAAAACAAGGAACAAGCAACCTCAGACCTTTACGCTAAGGGAATCTTAGTTGAGGTAGAATTCAACGGAGAAAAACACGAAGCATACGGAGAAGGTGTGGCTGCGGTTGTCGAGATCGGTCTCATCATGATTGAGCCACCGGTAATGGATGGAATGACAATTGTTACACCACCCGTTTATGCGGATGGATATCACTACGACGTAATGTCAGACAATGAGTATGACTTTGGTGCTAATTTGGTTGATCCAAAGAACCCTAAGCACGCATTTGCAGGACACGCAACAACTGATGAGGTTGAACCGTTTGTTTTAGAGTCATGGCAAAAGTAAAAGAATTTACTAACTTTGTGTCCAATCCTAAAGTTAAAAGGGTAGGTACACACTCAAAAAGCAAAACGTCTAAGCTCAAGACATCTAAGCTTTATAAAAAAAGATACAGGGGGCAGGGGAAATGAAAGGAAAAATAACCATATTCATCGTAGCGTTGACATCTTTATTAACACCGGTAGAGTTATCGGTAATCTGCTTAATGGGTATCATATTGATTGATACCATAGTAAAATTAATCTCGTTAAGGTACATCGCCAAGAAAGAGAACCGAAGGTACAGAGATGTATTTCAGTCTAAGATGCTTAGACGTGGGTATATATTTAAGTCACTTGGGTACGCGTTCTTAGTAGTTCCATTGTTTCCACTTGACTACTACGTATTGACTCCGTTCTTGGATGTAGTGCTTAAGGCGTTAGATTACGACATCGTACTTAACAAGGCGGTGCTTACAAATGGATTATTAATTATATTTGCAATCATTGAGCTTGCATCTATCAACGAGAATTGGTTTGACATCTCAGGTAACAACGTACTAAGTGGTGTTTGGGTAACTGTTAAAAAGATCCGTAGAGCTGCAGAGGGTGTAGCAGAGACATACAGAAACATAAAGAAATAATATGGTTCGTGCATTTAAAGATATAGAACTCTTAGAAAGAGTTAAACAACTCGACTCTTATAGAGAGATACCCGTTGGCTATTGGCTATTGGGTGTTAGGTCTAAAGAAGACACGCCAAATAAGTTTGACGATAAGATATACCTATTTAAGGGTGAAGAGTTTATCGAGGTAACATCAGCTACAACTAATCCGGGTACACCTACACTAAAGCAATTTGAGAAGGTGAACAACGATGGGGCTGCTGTAGTTAAGTCTGATGAGTGGTACTACAAGCTTTGGAAGTACGGAAAGCACAACGGAAAGGTAGAGGGATTACTTCAGTTAGGAAACAAGATAAAAGTATATCGTGATACTGACAAGGATGTTAAGTCTGAAGAGCAAGGAAAGCTTCAAGAGGGATACTTCGGTATAAACTTCCATCCTAACACGTATAACCTTGACAACAAAGTTACTAGTTCAGACATAGGTTGGTTCTCAGCCGGATGCCAAGTAGTAAATAACCCGAACAAGTACAAGACTATGATCAGGCTATTGAAGACTGAGAAGTTGGTTACTTACTGTCTAATAAATGAGTTCTAATGAGAAACAAATTAGCAGGTACTAAGACAGGTACATCAAAGACAGCAAAGTACTACCACGACAACCCGGAGGCACGCAAGAAAAAGTTAGCCTACGACTCTAAGTACGAGGACACTCCATTAAGACAAAAGTACAGAGCGGAGCTACAAAAAATAAACAGAGAGAAGGGAACACACGGTAACGGAGACGGAAAGGACGTAGCACATACGTCAAAGACCAAGACACGTATGCAGGCTCAGTCTAAAAACCGCGCTGATAAGAAACGCTCATTCTTCAAGTCATGAAACGAATTGCGCTCATATTTGTTACAGTGCACCTACTATTCTCGTGCTCTGTAAACTACCATCTTAATAAGGCTATTAAGAAGGGTTACAAATGCGAGGAGGTTTCTGACACAATCAAGATAACGTCAGTAGACTCGTTCCCTGTCATCGTACACGACTCAATCGTGTGGGAGAAGGTATTAGTTCAAAAGGATACAATCATTCGTAATAAGACCTCTTATGTGCCAAGAACGAGGTATGAGACAAAGCTAGCTTATAGGTACAAGATAAAGTATGTTAAAGCTGAAGCTCAAAAAGTAAAATACCAAAACAAGTACATAACAAAGTACAAGACGCGTTGGTTATTTGTAATCATTGCATTTGTATTAGGATTTTTATTAAGAGTAACATTAAGTGAAACATTCCGTAGTAGAATTAGTCTACTTTTTAATTTATTTAAATAAAATTTATGGGTAAAAAAATAGGCCGTCCAATCGTAAGCAAGGGCGTTCCTAGGGTTAGACTTAATCCTCAGGAGTTAGACTTGATCAAGCAGTACAGAGCAATTAAAGACAAGTCAAATGAGATGGGTCTTAATGAAAACGATGTTAAGCATGGTTGGATTAAGACAAAAGACGCATCACTATTCTTCGCAAACCCATCCTTTGCGTCCGGAAAAGAACTAGACCTAGACTTCGAGAAGATACTCGAAAGTGCTCCCAAACTAAACATAGAGAAGATAGGTAAGAAGACTTACGAAGGCGAATTCGATAAGCTAGTCTTTACAGATGTACACATTGGAATGGACTCAAGCGACAAGGGACGTTCATTGTATCCATCAGAGTGGAACGAGGACATACTATTCGAGCGTTTGGAGAAGATGGTATCTTACACGTTAGCTAATCAAAAAAGTAATACACTTTACTTACTTGACCTAGGTGACTACCTAGACGGGTTTAACGGTCAGACTACACGCGGTGGTCACTCACTACCTCAGAACATGAGCAATCAAAAAGCGTTTGATGTAGGGTTCACGTTTAAGTCAATGCTAATAACGTACCTAGCACCATTCTACGATAAGATATACGTGCGTAATATATGCAACGATAACCACAGCGGTGACTTCTCATACTTCGTCAATCAGTTCTTTAAAAAGTACATCGAGAGAGACCTAAAGAACGTAACGGTAACCAATCAGACGCTATTTATAGACCATGAGATAGTTGGCAAGTACTGCTTTGTTACAACACACGGTAAGGACACGCACAACTTAAAGTTCGGTTTTAGACCGAAGATTGACAACGGTCAGATCAACAAGATTATAGGATACCTAAATACAAAGGACTTACTTAACAAGGGATACGAGATAATCTTTGAGAAGGGTGACAGTCACTTGTATCTATTCGATTCGTCAAGCTCTGACGTATTCAAGTACTACAACTACCCTGCGTTTAGTCCATCAAGCAATTGGGTTGCTACTAACTTCCAACTAGGGAAGAGTGGGTTCGTACACTTTAATTATGGCGTAGATCAAAAGAGTATTAACGAATACTTCTTTAAATAAAAATCATTATCTAATAAATTGTATCTTTGTAGAAATTAAATAAAATAAAATGAAAGTAGTAAAAGGAAAACACAACACTGTGGCAGACGTTAAGAAGTTATCACAGGAAGAATTGGACATGATCCAACAAATGAATTCAGACTTCACTAAGGCTAAGATCTCTTTAGGAGACCTTGAGCTAGAGAAGTATGCGTTGTTACAGAGAATTGAACACTTGAAGATGGCGTTCGCAGAGAATGAAAAGCTCTTGATCGTTAAGTACGGTGAAAACTCTGTCATCAACATTAAGACAGGAGAAGTAACAGAGAAAAACGATTAAACATGAAAATTAGTTCATACACAGTATTATCAAATCCACAGCTTGGAGATAAGTTAATTGGTACAGACGTTAATGACATGGATGTAACCAAGAACTTTACAATTAGCTCTCTATTTCAACTTGGAGCTTCATCAGGATTATTTGTTCCCTACACGGGAGCAATTGATGATGTTGATTTAGGTTCAAATAGTATTACAGCTAGTTCATTTATTAAGTTAGGTGGTACATCATCTCAGTTCTTAAAGGCTGATGGTTCGGTAGATAGTAATACGTATGCAACTTCTTTATACTACGGAAGTTTCTTTGATACAACTAATCAGACTGCTGCAGCTATAAATACTGCATATCCTGTTAAATTAAACGGGGTTTTTGGTAGTGCTACAAATGGTGTGTCTGTAATTTTAGATGCATTTAGTAATAAGACTATTATTAAGACAGCAAATGCAGGTGTATATAACATTGCATTCTCAGCTCAATTAAGACGTGGTAGTGGTGGATCTTCTGAGACGGTTGATTTTTGGTTGAGAAAGAACGGAGTAAATGTTGTTTACACAAATACATCTGTATCAGTTCAAGCTAACGCAGGCTTATTAGTAGCTGCTTGGAACTTCTTTATTCAGATGGATGCAGGAGCAGAAGCACAGTTAATGTGGGCAACTACATCAACTGCTATTGATATGGCGTATGCAGGTGCAACAGCACTTCATCCTGAGACTCCATCAGTAATCTTAACAGTAAATAAAGTTTCCTAATGGAAATTAGAAAGATATCAATTGGTCCTGACTATAAGGGTGGTGCAATGCACTACCTTGTAGGGCAGCGTGTATGCGGTGATTCAAATGAGATTCATTTAATCAAGCGTGATGCTACGACTAATTCTATCAAGATCTTTATTATTAATGAAAAGGAGGAAGTGGTACTTTGGAAAGAGTTCAACGATACCATTCCCGTTGCAATTGAATATAATATAAATTTTTAATGAAATCTCCATTCTACTTTATTGCTAAGCCAATAAAGGGGAAAAGATACGACAATACTAAAGAGATAGGTGGATTAGAGCTTATCATTAGTACATCAGAGGAGGACCATAAGTTCTCCAATCGTTTTGCTGAAGTTGTTGAGACTCCCTTAGGCTATAAAGGTCCTATCACAATCGGTGATACCCTACTCGTCCACCACAACGTATTCAAGTTCTATAACGACATGAAGGGTCGTCAGAAAAGTAGCAAGAGCTTCTTTCGTGATGACATATTCTTTGTAGATGCCGAGCAGTTCTATATGTACAAGCACAACGACACATGGATGGCCTACGACAGGTACTGCTTTGTTCGTCCAATCCCCGCGATTGAGACATACATCAAGAAGCCATTTACAGAGGAGCCACTTATGGGGGAGATGGTATACCCAAACGATTACTTAATTAGTCAAGGCGTAAAGCCGGGTGACTACGTATGCTTTAAACCGGATAGCGAGTACGAGTTTACTGTGGATGGAGAGAAGCTGTACAGGATGTTTGACCATCAAATAACAATTATCTTATGAGCAATACAAAAGATATAAAGCTTAGGATCATCGAGGCAGGTGAGTTTGCTGTTGAGCAACTCATTAAGGTAGCCAAGGAGCAGATTATTAAGCTTGACTCTGAGGACGATTTGGCCGCGGATAGATTAAAGAACGCTGCTGCTACAAAAAAATTAGCTATATTCGATGCATTCGAGATACTTAGCCGTATCGAGATGGAGAGAGAGAACATTGAGATCATGGAGCATGGTCCTTCAAAGACAGATACAAAACAAGGGTTTGCAGAACGTAGAGCAGGAAAATAGACTATACCGAGTTGTAGAGAACCACGTTCCCTCCAAGGTAATGAGTCGCAAGAATGGCGGTAGGACTTGGGTATACGGGTATAACTCTGACTACGACATGGTTGTCATATCTAAGACAGGACAGGTTGGACAGGTTATAAATATCTCAGGACTAAACATTGGTTTGCCAATTGCACCAAAGGAGTGCATTAAGAGAGGAACGACATCACCCGATCAGTATTGGGAGAGAACAGACCTACCAAAGGAACTAAGCAGGATACAGTCTATATTCCATTGGAATGATATGCCGTCTGAGTTTAAGAACAGGTGGGTAGACTACATTGAGAGAGAGTTTGATTACAGGGACCAAGGTTGTTGGTTCATGAATAAAGGAGTCCCAACATACATTACAGGATCGCACTATATGTACCTTCAATGGTCTAGTATTGATGTTGGGTACCCCGATTACCGAGAGGCAAATAGAATATTCTTTATATATTGGGAGGCCTGTAGAGCAGACAACAGAAGCTTTGGGATGGTCTACTTAAAGATTAGACGTTCCGGGTTCTCCTATATGTCATCATCTGAGTGTGTCAACATAGGAACACTTGCAAAAGATGCAAGGGTTGGTATCCTATCCAAGACAGGATCGGATGCTAAGAAGATGTTTACAGATAAGGTAGTTCCAATCAATAGCAGACTTCCTTTCTTTTTCAAGCCAATCATGGACGGTATGGACAAGCCTAAGACAGAGCTTGCGTACCGTATCCCGGCATCAAAGATTACAAAGAAGAATATGCACGAGCTTGATGACAACGAGATTCAAGGATTGGATACAACAATAGATTGGAAGAATACAGAAGAGAACTCATACGATGGTGAGAAACTATTGTTCTTGGCACATGACGAATGTTATGCTCCAAATACAAAAATATTAATGAGTGACTTTACTTTTAGAGAGATAAAAGATATTAATATTGGAGATAAGGTAATTGTTGAGGGAGGAATTGTGAAAACAGTTATGAAAAAAACAAATGGAATAGCTGATAGGTATATAGTTAAACAGCCTTATGGAGAAGATTATATAGTTACTAAAAACCATAGACTTGTATTTAATGAGTACAATAAAGGTGAGGTTATAATGAATCCTAAAGAGTATATTAATAGTTCTAAATTCAGAAAAAAACATTTAACAAGAATTACTTCAAAAGGAATTGAATCATCAGATAAGTTTGATGGTATACCTCCTTATTTATTAGGCCTATGGCTTGGTGATGGAAGACAAAGTTCATTAACAATATTAGTTAATAAATATGAAGAACCTGAGATATTACAATATTTAGGAAGGTTTGCAGATATTTATAATATTCCATTTAAATTAATAAAAAGTACTTCAGATAAAATTATTGAGTTTAGATTTGAAGGAATTAATTCTGAACTAAGAAAATTAAATGTATATAACAACAAGCATATACCAATGCAGTATATGCAGTCATCTATTGAAACAAGACTTCAGTTATTAGCGGGTTTAATAGAATCTGATGGTTATTCAGATAAGAAAAAAAACATCATATCTATAGGCATGAGTAGAAAAAATCTTATTGAGCAGATTAGATTTTTAGCATTATCTTGTGGATTAAGTTGTAGTAACGTTCAAGAACAAAATACAAATTTTAATACTAAGTCATATAGAATAAGTATTTCAGGAGAATTATCAAGAATACCTTTGATTACTGAAAAGAAATCATTTGAAGGATATAAACCTATTAGCAGAGGTAGAAGAAATAAAGTGTCTGTAGAATATTTTGATAAAGGCGAATACGTAGGTATACAGGTAGATGGAGAAAATGATGATGAAAGAAAATTAATACTTGGCGACTTTACTATTAGTATGAATAGTGCTAAATGGGTAAAGCCGAATAACATCCTAAACAATTGGCGTGTAACTAAGACGTGTCTACGTTTGGGTTCAAAGATTATTGGTAAGTGTATGATGGGGTCTACATCAAATGCGTTAAGCAAGGGTGGAGACAACTACAAGAAACTTTACGAGGACTCTCGCGTGACTACACGTAATGCCAATGGTCAGACCAAGTCAGGACTATACGCATTGTTCATTCCTATGGAGTGGAACATGGAGGGGTTCATTGACAGGTACGGTATGCCTGTATTACGCAGACCACTAGATAAGATAAAGGGTGTAGACAATCAGTGGATAACTAACGGTGCTATTGACTATTGGGAGGCAGAGGTTGACTCGTTAAAGAACGATCCGGATGCACTTAATGAGTTTTACCGTCAGTTCCCGCGCACAGAGTCACACGCTTTTAGGGATGAGAGTAAGTCATCACTATTTAACTTGACAAAGATATACCAACAGGTAGACTACAACGATACATTAATTGAACAGCATTACTTGACACGAGGCTCGTTTCATTGGAGAGATGGTATTAGGGATACAAAGGTTGTATGGACACCTGACCCTAAGGGTAGGTTCTTAGTTAGTTGGCTGCCTGCTCAAAGGTTACAGAACAGAGTAACCGATAGGAGTGGGATAAGGTACCCTGCTAACGAGCACCTAGGGTCATTTGGATGTGACTCCTACGATATCTCAGCTGTAGTAGATGGGCGTGGATCAAACGGTGCGTTACATGGACTGACTAAGTTCCACATGGACGATGCTCCAACAAATGAGTTCTTCTTGGAGTACATAGCTAGGCCACAGACCGCAGAGATATTCTTTGAGGAGGTACTGATGGCGTGTGTGTTCTATGGTATGCCAATCTTAATTGAGAACAATAAGCCAAGGCTATTATATCACTTTAAGAATAGAGGCTACAGAGGATTTTGTTTAAGCAGACCCGACAAGCACTCATCTAAGCTCTCTAGGACAGAGAAAGAGCTTGGTGGTATACCTAACTCATCTGAGGACGTTAGACAGTCTCACGCGTCAGCTATTGAGGGATACATAGAGAAGTACGTTGGTTACGATTCTACAGGAGAGTACAGAGATTCAGATCAGATTGGTAGTATGCCATTTAACAAGACGCTAAACGATTGGGCAAAATTTAACTACGATGACCGTACTAAGTTTGATGCCTCGATTAGTTCAGGGTTGGCTATTATGGCCAATCAGAAGCACTTATATGTGCCGGAGAAAAAAGAATCAAAAATAAGCATTAAATTTGCAAGATATAGTAATAAGGGACACAACAGTGAATTGATTCAATAATGGCATATTTATACAGACACATACGACTTGATAAAAATGAGCCATTCTATATTGGTATAGGTAGCGATGATAAATATCAAAGAGCTAACTCTAAAACCCATAGAAATAATCATTGGCTGTCCATTGTAGATAAAACTGATTATAGAGTTGAAATACTTATTGATGATATCAGTTATGACTATGCAAAAGAAAAAGAAATAGAATTTATAGATATCTATAAAAGAACGGAAGATAAAGGTACTCTTTGTAATATAACAAAAGGTGGAGATGGTGTTTTAGGTCTAAAGCATACTGAAGAAGCTAGAAGAAAAATGGGGGAACCCAATAAGAATAAGGTAATATCAGAGTGTCATAGGAAAATAATATCTGAGTTTCATAAAGGTAAAAAACATTCTGAAGAGACTAAACTTAAAATGTCACAAAAAGCATTAGGTGAAAATAACCATATGTATGGTAAAAACGTATCTGAAGAGACAAAACAAAAAATGATATCTTCAGCAAAAAGAGGTGAAGATAATTTTTCTTCTAAACTAAAAACTGAAGATGTATTAGATATTAGAAGATTAAGTAATGAAGGGATGAGTCAAAGAAAATTAGCTAAGCAATTTGATATTGCAAAAAGTAGTATAGCTTGTATTATTAAAAGAATAACTTGGAAGCATATATAAAATGAAAGAAATAGAAATAAACATATCTCAAACTGCTTTTCCTAGTCAATTTGTCCCGGATTCAGTCAAAGAAACATTTGAATTTGGATTGCAAATAGGAAATTCCATACAGTGGGAATGGTTCCGCAAAGACGGAAATCAACAATGTAGATACTACGGTCAGTGGAGAGACTACCATAGACTAAGGCTATACGCACGAGGAGAGCAGTCAGTTGCAAAGTACAAGAACGAGCTAGCTATTGACGGTGACTTGTCTTATCTTAATTTAGATTGGACTCCCGTACCTGTGCTACCTAAGTTTGTAGATATCGTTGTAAACGGTATGTCCGATCGTTTGTTTAAGGTAAAGGCGTATGCACAAGATGCAATGTCTCAGGCTAAGAGAAGCAAGTACCAAGATCTAATTGAAGGTCAGATGGTTGCAAAGCCTGTGCTTGAGAAGATTCAACAGAAGACAGGTGTAGACCCGTTCATGATGGACCCGGCTCAACTTCCACAAACTGATGAGGAGCTATCATTGTATATGCAACTTAACTATAAGCCTGCAATTGAGATTGCAGAGGAAGAGGCTATCAATACAATCCTTGACGAGAACCATTACATGGATCTTCGCAAGAGATGTGACTACGACATTACAGTGCTTGGTATTGGTGTAATGAAGCATCAGTTCCTTGCAGGGGCAGGTGTTCAATTAGACTACGTTGACCCGGCAAATATTGTATACAGCTACACCGAGGACCCATACTTTAAAGATTGTTTCTATTGGGGAGAGATTAAGACAATTCCAATTACAGAGATATTAAAGATTGACCCTACGATAACTAACGATCAGTTACAAGAGATCTCTCAGTACAGTCAATCATGGTACAATTACTTTAACGTAGCTCAGTACTATGAGAACAGTATGTTCTACAGAGACACGTGTACGCTACTATACTTTAACTACAAGACCACTAAGAAGATTGTCTACAAGAAGAAGATCCTTAAGAATGGTGGTACTCGAATGATTCAAAAGGATGATACCTTCAACCCGCCTGTAGAGATGATGGAAGAAGAGAAATTCGAGAAAGTAGAGAAAACAATTGACGTTTGGTACGATGGTGTTATGGTCATGGGTACCAACATCATGCTTAGATGGGAGATGTCCAAGAACATGGTACGTCCTAAGTCATCAAGTCAACACGCATTACCAAACTACATCGCGTGTGCACCACGTATGTACAAGGGAGTAGTTGAGTCATTGGTTCGTAGAATGATTCCATTCGCTGACTTGATTCAGATTACACACTTAAAGCTACAACAAGTTATTGCAAGAACAGTTCCTGACGGGGTGTTCATCGATGCAGATGGATTGAATGAGGTAGACTTGGGTACGGGTGCAGCTTACAACCCTGAGGATGCGTTAAGACTATACTTCCAAACGGGTAGTGTAATCGGACGTAGCTACACGCAGGACGGTGAGTTTAACAACGCACGTATTCCAATCCAACAGCTTACATCTAACTCAGGTGCAAGCAAGACACAGATGTTGATTGCTAACTACAATCACTACATGGGTATGATACGTGACGTTACAGGACTTAACGAGGCTCGTGATGGGTCTATGCCTGATCCGGACTCATTGGTTGGCTTACAGAAGCTTGCTGCGCTTAACTCGAATACAGCTACACGTCACATCTTAGACAGTAGCCTATACATATTTAGATCATTAGCTGAGGCTCTTACATATAGAGTTGCTGATATCTTAGAGTACGCAGACTTCAAAGACGACTTTGCTAATAAGATTGGTAAGTACAACGTGTCGTTACTAAACGACATCAAGGACCTATACATATACGACTTTGGTATCTTTATTGATATCTCTCCGGATGAAGAGCAAAAAGCTCAGCTTGAGGCTAACATTCAGATGGCACTTTCTAAAGGTGACATCAACCTTGAGGATGCAATTGACATCCGTGAGATTAGAAACCTTAAGCTTGCAAACCAATTGCTTAAACTTAAGAGAACTAAAAAGCAGGAGAGAGAAGAGAAGATGGCTATGCAACAGCAAGCTATCACAGCTCAACAACAACTTCAGTCTCAACAGATGGCAGCTCAGACAGCTATGCAAGGTATCCAAGCAGAGACTCAGTCTAAGATTGCAATCAAGCAAGCAGAGGTTGCATTCGACATTCAGAAGATGGAGAAGGAAGCTGAGTACAAGAAGATGCTAATGGCTGAGGAGTTTAACTACACTATGCAGGTACAGGGTATGACACAGAGTCAACTTGACAAGCGTGAGAAGGAGAAGGAAGACTCAAAAGCTAAAAGAATTAGCCAACAAAGCGAAGAGCAATCTAAGCTAATTCATCAACGTAAGAACAATTTACCGCCTCAAACATTCGAGTCAAACGAGGATTCACTTGATGGCTTTGACATGGCGGAGTTCGAGCCGAGATAAAATACAAAAAAAATGTATAAATTTGTAAACTTAAATATAATCTAATGGAAATTAAAGTAAAAGAAGTAGGGTTCACTGATTCAAAGAGTGTACAAGAAAGAGAGCGAGAACTTCATGAGCAACATGAACAAATGCTTAACGGGGAATTAGAGATTAACAACGAGCCGGTTATTAACGCAGGCGACATGGCAATCGACAACGAGCCAATTGTAATTGATGAGGATGAACTTTCGGAAGAAAAAGTTCTTTCATATTTGGGAAAAAGATACGGCAAAGAAATCAATTCATTTGATGATTTAGTTCAAGAGAGAACTGAGTCTGAAGATATGGATGAGGAGGTTGCTACGTATTTAAAATATAAGAAGGAGACAGGTAGAGGATTCGATGACTTTAAACAGTTAAGTAAAGACTACGACACCATGGACCCTGATCAACTTCTTAGAGCTTACCTATCTGCTACGCAGGAAGGTCTTGACTCTGACGATATTGATGTTCTTATGGATGAGTATTCATTCGATGAGGACTTTGATGATGAATCAGACGTTAAGAAAATTAAGCTCAAAATGAAAAAGTCTGTAAATGAGGCGAAGAAATTCTTCAATCAACAGAAGGAAAAATATAGAGTGCCGCTTGAGTCAAGCAGGTCTTCTATTCCGGAAGCTGATAAAGAAGAGTATGAGTCTTATAAACAGTATATACAATCAGCTAAGAATCAAGAGGAGGAAAGCGCGCGTAAGAGTAAGTGGTTCGAACAAAAGACAGATGAAGTCTTTGGTGGAGAGTTCAAAGGTTTTGAGTTCAACGTCGGAGAGAAAAATATTTCATTTGCACCGGGAGATGCCGCTGAACTAAAAAAGTTACAATCAAATCCATACAGCTTCATTACGAAGTATTTGGATGAGGATGGAATGATGAAGGACGCAGCAGGATACCATAGATCATTAGCGATGGCATTGAACCCTGAGAAGTTTGCCAAGTTCTTTTATGAGCAAGGCCAATCAGATGCTACAGATGACGGGATGCGTAAGATAAAAAACATTAATATGTCTGAGCGTCAAGCACCTGTAAACATGAACAAGGGGGAGATGAAAGTAAAGGCTGTTAATCCTGACTCCGGAAGAGGACTCAAGATTCGCAGTATTAAAAATGTTTAACTTTAAAAATTAGAAAAAATGCCAACACAATTAAACTCGATACCAACTTATGCGTTGCAGCCGAATGCTCAACAAGTTGCGTTATCAACAAATTACATTACTAACTTCGATTTCTTGAATCAGTATCTTCCTGATACATACGAGAAAGAATTCGAGCGTTACGGAAACCGCACAGTTGCGTCTTTCTTACGTATGGTAGGAGCTGAGATGCCTTCTAACTCTGACATGATCAAATGGGCAGAACAAGGTCGTCTTCACACTAAGTACATCAACTGTGACTCAAATGCAAATGTAGCAGCAAATACAGCTACAATTACTGTAAATGATGTTCTTATCCCATCAGGATCAGGTAAGCCAATCGCTATCCGTCCGGGACAAACTGTATCTATCTCTGCTAACGTAGGTGGTGCTTCTAACAAAGCAATCGTTACTGCAGTTGATACAACTTTAGGTACATTCGATGTAGCTTACTACGAAGCAGCAGGTCAAGCATTTGCTAACGCTGACGTAATCACTGTATGGATCTACGGTTCTGAGTTCCGTAAAGGAACAAACGGAATGGTTGGTTCATTAGAAGCTGACGATATCTTCTTCGAAAACTCTCCAATCATCATCAAAGACAAGTACTCAGTATCAGGTTCTGATATGGCACAAATCGGATGGGTTGAGATCGAAACAGAGAACGGAGCATCAGGATACCTTTGGTACTTGAAATCAGAGCACGAAACTCGTTTACGTTTTGAAGACTATTTAGAGACAGCTATGATTGAAGCAGTTCCTGCTGAATCAGGTTCAGGTGCAGCTACACAAACAGCAAATGCTCAAGTTGGAGACAAAGGTTCTGAAGGAGTATTCTACGTAGTAAACAACCGCGGAAACGTATGGGGTGGTGGTAACCCAACTTCAATCGCTGAGTTTGATACAATCATCTCTCGTTTGGACAAACAAGGTTCTATCGAAGAGAACGCGTTGTTCTTGAATCGTGATTTCAGCTTGGATATCGACGATATGTTGGCTGCACAAAACTCTTACGGAGCAGGTGGTACATCTTACGGTTTGTTTGATAACGATAAAGACATGGCGTTGAACTTAGGGTTCACAGGATTCCGTCGTGGTTCTTACGATTTCTACAAAACAGATTGGAAATACTTGAACGATCCAACAATGCGTGGTGGTCTTTCTACAGGAGCTAACGCTACAGGTACAGTAACAGGTTTATTGGTTCCTGCAGGTTCAACAACTGTATACGATCAAATCATGGGTCAAAACGCGAAACGTCCGTTCTTACACGTTCGTTACCGTACAGTTAACGCTGAAGACCGTCGTTACAAAACTTGGATTACAGGTTCTGCCGGTGGTGCACAAACAAGTGACTTAGATGCTATGGAGGTAAACTTCTTGTCTGAGCGTTGTGTATGTACACTTGGAGCGAATAACTTCGTATTGTTCCGTTACGGAGCATAATAGAAACAGAATGGGTGTGTCTTCAAAGACACACCCTTCTTTTTATTTTAATTTAAATTATATCTAATGAAAATACAAGCAAACAAACCTGCATTAGCAGACAAGGTGTACAAGTTGAGAAACGATGCTGCACCACTTTCTTTTACATTACCATCAAGAAGTAGCAAACGATTTCCGTTACTTTGGTTTGATGAGGAAAACAATGTAAACAGACCATTGCGATACGCAATCAATCAAAGGTCCCCATTCGAGGACGAACAAGACGGTAATGCAATTGTAGATCCAATCATTTTTGAAGATGGATTTTTGCACGTACCAAGAACAAACCCTAACTTACAACAGTTTCTTCACTATCATCCATTAAATGGATCATCATTTGTTGAGGTCAACAATGAGAGAGATGCAGAGCAAGAAGTTGAATGGTTATCTGTTGAAGCAGATGCGCTTATCAAAGCACGTGAGCTTTCATTAGAAGAGATTGAGTTGATGACACGAGTATTATTTAACCGTGACCCATCTCGATACACAACTGCAGAGTTGAGACGCGACATCTTGGTATACGCTAAGAGAGACCCACGTGGATTCTTAAATGTTATGGACGACTCATCTTTACGAGATAAGTCCCACGTTAGATCATTCTTTGAGGCTAAGCTATTAACTTTTAGAAATAGCAACAAAGAGATTTGGTTTAATACACCATCAAACAAAAAGAAGATGGTAGTCATTCCTTACGGAGAAGACCCTTACGAGGTAGCTATTCAATTCCTTCACAGTGACGAAGGTATTGAGTCATTAAAGATGCTTGAGAGCAATATGGAGCTACTTTAGTAATAATATATATAGAGAGGAGAAGGGGGGTTTAGGCTTCCCTTTTTTTATTTATCTTTGTAAAAAGAATTATAATGATAAATTCGGTTAGAAACACAGTACTATCTATACTAAACAAAAATAACTACGGTTATATCTCACCATCAGACTTCAACTTACTTGCGATACAAGCACAGATGGAGATATTTGAGGAGTACTTTAGTAGTTATAATAAAGTAATTAACTCAGAGAATGGTCGTGTATCAGGAACAGACTATGCTAATATTGAGAAGAACATCTCAGAGGTATTAGAGTCTTTCTTAGTAAATGACTTCTTGTCTCAGGTATCACCCTTAACTAATGAGTACTACGTACCATCGTTAACAACTACAGGTTATAGTCCATACATGATAAGCAAGATTACTTGCTATGATCCAAATACTTCATTAAGATTAAAAGATGCTGAGAAGGTAAACAACGGAAGAATCAATCTTTTGTTGGACTCTATATTAACAGCTCCAAGCTTGCAGTACCCTGCGTATATCATTGAGGGAGAAAAGATTACAGTTTATCCTGACGTAATCAATGGGGTTAACTCATTGAAGTGTTCTTACTTTAGAACTCCGTTAGCTCCTAAGTGGACGTACATCAACTTACTAAACGGTGAGCCGGCATTTGATCAAACACAGCCTGACTATCAGGACTTCGAGTTACCGATAGAGGATGAGTACAAGTTAGTTACAAAGATGCTTGAGTACTGTGGTATTGTTATCCGTGAGTCTGAGGTGTCTCAGTTCGGAACACAGCAGCAACAACACGAGGAACCAACATTCAGTCAACAACAATAATAAGACATGGCATATATTTCACAGTATCAGTATTATGAGAACGGGGGCAATGCTCCTGAGGATGCCAATTGGGGTTCGTATCAGTACGTTAGCTTAGCTGACATCGTTACAAACTTCCAATTGATGTACTCCGGAAACCACTCATTGGTAAACAATGAGGAGCGGTATAAGATCTTGTTCCACGCAAAGCGTGCGATTCAAGAGTTGAACTACGATGCGTTTAAAGAGATTAAAGTACTTGAGTTGGACGTATGTGAGCAACTACGCTTTGTATTGCCGTCAGACTACGTTAATTGGGTTCGTATCTCGATGTACAAGGATGGGTATCTATACCCTTTATCCGAAAACATTCAGACCCTATCATCTAGGGCATACTTACAAGACAACAACTGTAGGATATTATTTGATGAAGATGGTAACGCACTTCAACCTGAGTTCTCCGAGATTGATTGGGAACGAATCAAGGGTACAAAGAAGAGTATATACTTAAACCATGGTAATCAGTTTGATGGCCAAGAGGGTTACTGCTGTGATGGAAATTGGTACTTTGACTACGCGATTGGAACTCGATACGGTTTAAATACAGAGACAGCTAATAGAAATCCTACATTTAATATCGATAAGAAGGCAGGAGTTATTAACTTTGACTCAGGCATGGCTAATAAGTCTTGTATCCTTGAGTACGTATCTGATGGTATGGAGAACGGTGACAATAGTTTAATTACCGTAAACAAATTATTTGAGAAGTATGTATACGCTTATATTCAGTATGAGATCCTTAACTCTAAGTTAGGTGTTCAAGAGTACATTATTAGTCGTGCACGCAAGGAGAAGACAGCTCTTTGGCGTAATGCAAAAATTAGAATGAGTAATATACATCCCGGAAGACTCTTAATGAACTTAAGAGGAATGGACAAGTTCATAAAATAATATGTCAAACATAACAAGAAACTTTACTGCAGGCCGAATGAACAAGCTCGTTGACCAACGACTTGTGCCTAATGGAGAATACGTAGACGCGTTAAATGTAAGGATGGGTTCTACTGAGCAATCAGAGATGGGTGTCATTGAGAACACTAAGGGAAACCTACCACTTACAGAGATTGGGTACATAGATGGTACACCGTTAAGTATTGAGGCAAGATGTATTGGTGCATTTGAGGACGGATCAAAGGAAACTGTGTATTGGTTTGTACATGACCCGAACTTCTCTGTAGGTGCTACAGGGAAACTTGACCTTATCATGTCATTTAATACGTTAACGAACATACTAACGTATCACGTTATTAGTATTGACAATGGAGATGGTTTAGACACAACGCTTAATTTCAATCCAAAGTACTTAATTACAGCTGTAAATAAGATAGATGACTTATTATTCTTCTCTGATGACTACAATCCACCAAGATGGATTAATGTTGCGGAGAACTATGCTAACCCATCTCCAACAAATATTGACTACTACGTAGCAGTTCCTCCAACCGCTATAGCACCTCATCCTGAGATTTTAAGTGAGAGACTTAAGGTTGTTAAGAAGCCACCTGTAGAGTCGCCTACGTTTCAGTTAACGAACACAGGAGGACAACAAAACTTCTTGCATGATACATTTATCTGCTTTGCATATCGTTATCGTTATGAAAACAGTCAGTACTCTGCAACATCTCAGTTTACTTTACCGGCATTTTTACCGGGTGCATTTGATTTCTCTGCAAGCAGTCTATTGAACAATGGAATGCAGAACTCAATTAATACAGCTATTATTACCTATAACTCAGGTGGGCCACTTGTAGTTGGAATTGACCTCTTGTTCAAGGATGCAAGCAATAATATCATTAAGGTAATTGAGAAATTAAACAAGGCGGACCTTGGTTTAGTTGACAACACTGACTACACTTACACGTTCTCAAATAGCAAAATATTTACAATACTACCTGACTACGAGATACTTAGGTTGTATGATAACGTACCACGTCTAGCTAAAGCGCAGACAATTATGGGTAATCGTTTGATGTATGGGAATTACCTTGAAGGATATGACCTACTTGATAAGTATGGAAACCCTGTAAATTTTCAATACTATACAGAGTTAAATACCGAGGACATTGGATTTATAAATGTACAAGATGCAACAGAAAGTGGAAACTATAATATTGATGGATCTGTTAGTATAGGTGATGCAGTTCTTTCATTTGATTTATCAAATTCTAATTTAGTTTCAGGATCTATAATTTCTTTTGATATAACACTAAGTCACGATTCTTTTTCAGGAAGCACACCGTTTCCTACTGAAGAAAATGTCAATGTTGGAATAACATTTTCTTTTATACTTCCAACAGATTACGCCTCTGTTTACGATTTAGCTATTAGTGCTTCATTTCAAGAAGCAATTGGAACCATAGGTAACATACAACCAATTACAACTGCTTGTGATGGAACAACTATGACTGATGTGTTTAACTGTGTGATAGCTCAAAACTTAAATACATACATAAAGTACAATAGTGGTATAAATGCTGTAGGAGAACCGATATTAATTGGAACAAGTCCAAGTAGTGATTTTATATCCTTACAATTTCCTGTTGCTGTATATGTTAATAATATTACAACTCCTACGTATACAGTATACGAGTACTTTAATGTTATTGGCTCATCTATAACTTTTCAAGAGATATCAAGTACTCAGAGCTTACATAGTAACAGAGGTTATGAGATTGGTATTGTTTACATGGATGACTTTAATAGATCTACTACAGCATTAGTTAGTAAAAATAATACTGTTAACGTACCATGTGGAAACTCTCAGTTTAAAAACTACATACGTGTAACTATACCAAGTTCACCTGTTCCACAGATTGCACCTTCATGGGCGACAAGATATAAGTTTGTTATTAAGCCTGACAAAGAGGATTATAATACTATATACTCTAACTTGTTCTTTGAAGACCCTAATACAAATAATGTATACTTTTTACTAGAGGGTGAGAATGCAAGAAAAGTTGAGTCAGGTATTAGACTAATTGTTAAAGCTGACACTGAAGGAGCTACTAACAGTTGCATATATACCACTGTACTTGACAAACAATCTCAGCAAGCTGATTTTCTAGAAATACCAAGCTCTGCAAATCCATCTGTAAATCTATCTATTCCTGCAGGTGTTTACATAAAAATAAACCCTAATAATTTTAGTGTTGTATTTGATGAAGACGCAATCAAGGGAGGATCAACTTCTCAGGCAAGCATGGGTATTGCAGGAGATTTCCCTGCCATTACCTATCCAATGAACGGTGCTTTATCACCCACAGGCCCCTTTATTGATTATACAGTTCCTCAAGGGAGTAGAATTGTAATGTCTTTTAAGTTTGAACGCAAAGGTACAGGAAGCGGAAATCAAAACTGTGAAAGAAGAATATATACATTAGAAAAAACATTAACATCTTCTGCCACCTATAACAACATGAAAGATTGGTGGGATGGAGATAATGTTCAAGCTATTTTAAATACAGGCACTCAAGAAGTAGGTGGTACAGGAAACTGTCCTGTAGGAAATGTATATGATCCTTTACTTTCAAGTGTTCCCACTGTTGCACCTGATTTATGTAACAATAAATATCAATTTATTAGAGACCCTTCAAATAACGCTTTATATTTATACGTATCAGGTACAGCATCTTGTGGTGACTCAGATAAAAAAAAATCAAGTGTAAAAGTACAAATTACAGTATATAGAGCTGATACTACATTTATATTTGAGACAGAACCTAGCGAGGCAAACCCGGATATATTCTTTGAAAACGATCAATCGTTTGAGATTGACTCAAATGGTCAGCACAAAGGTAATGTACTAAACCAAAACTTAACTTTAGGGATTCCTGCTGTTATAGATACGAGTTTCTTTAACTGCTATGCGTTTGGTAACGGAGCAGAGAGCTACAAGATACTTGATTCAATTGTTGGGGACACGTTTAACTTGGGTAACCGAGTTACTGCTGTAGCCAATGAAGAGTACAAAGCAGCGAGAAGGTTGTCAGATATGACCTATAGTGGTGTATACAACAACGAGACAAACGTAAATAAACTTAACGAGTTCAACTTAGGCTTGCTTAACTTTAAGCCGTTACAGAGCTCATTTGGGCCTATCTACATACTAGATGCTCGTCAGACTGACGTACTTGTTCTACAGGAGGATAAAATATCCTACGTGTTAGCAGGTAAGAACTTATTGTCTGATGCTGCCGGTGGTGGAGCTGTTACGTCTGTACCTGAGGTATTGGGTACGCAGATTGCGCGTACTGAGAAGTATGGTATTAGCTTTAACCCTGAGAGTTATATCCATTGGGGGTACGACAGATACTTTACGGACGCTAAACGCGGAGCTGTCATTCAGCTTAAGGGTGGTATGTCAGAGATGGATCAGTTAACTGTTATCTCTGATGACAACATGAGCACTTGGTTCCGTGATTTATTCATCGAAGACTTTAATACTCAGAAACTTGGTGCATACGATCCTTACTTAGATGAGTACGTGTTAAGCTCTAACAATATTACTATACCAACCGTAACTAATTGTTTAGCTTGTGGTGTAACTCAAGAGTTTACATTTACAGAAGAAGTTAAAGGATTCGAGTACTGTGTTAACGTAGGTCAAATAGTTGGTGACGTAGAGATTACGTACAACGTAATATCACTTCCTGTTGATGGAGAGTTCCAAGTTCAAGCTGAGTACAATGGAAATACATTTACAACGGGTATCGTTACCACATCAGGTTCATTGGTGGTTAACAAGGACTCAAATATAGAGGATACTGTATTGGTGTCAATTGGAACAAACGGCCCTGCTGTACTTCAAATTAATGTAAACTGTCCAACAGCAAACGTGTTAAAGATTGTAGAGGTCGTATTGACAGCCGCATCTGAGGCAGGTCAATCAGTTCGTACAGAGTACAGATACACAGACGGTGCGTACGTTGGTTCATTGCAGTCTAACTTAGTGTTCTTTGATACGGGTACTAACCCGGTAGTGTCAAGGTACAATACAGTTATTGGCTTCCAAGGTACAGCGAGCATTCCTACGGATAACAGTACAATGAGGATTATATCAAATGGTGGAGGGTTTCTTACATTCCAATTTGATCCTGCATCAGATAACTTTAGGTACTTAAGAACTAACACGTTATACAACAACAACACTGTTGATATTAATGCATTGGTTACTGCATCAAATAATGCAGTTCCTATTTTGGGAGCAGGAGATTATTTCTACGCTGACTTTAACGTTGGTACTACAGACGACTACTTATACTTGATATGGGACTTTAGAAACTCTGAGCCTGTTGACCTTTGCTACTCTTCAACAGAAGAGGGCATCGCTGTTATATGCTGTGAATGTACCCCATGTGATGATCCATGTAAGTCTTGGAACTTTAGAAATGTTGGAGAGGGTATAGCTCACGTTCAGTACATAGACTGTAATGGAGCACGTCAAGATGTTTATATAAACGAGAAAGCAAATGAGACAGTATGTGCATTAGCATCTACTACACCACAAATAATCTCAGGAAATTTATTAATAACGGTTGTCCAAGAGTGTGGATGTCCAAACTAAATAATTTAATATGACTTATTACTTAGATGCCCCATCACTTGGATCAGCAACAGCTGTGTATACGGATGCCGCATTAACGATATGTGCGCTTGATGGGTTTTACTCTGACAACTCAATTGTTAGAGAGCTTGTCGGATGTGTACTACAGCCACAACAAATGTGCCCATCATGCGGTATAGCTTGTAATAACGAATGTGGAAATTCAGAGTTAAAGGTAGGTGTGTACAAGGTGACAATTGATTTAGGTAATGACCCAACAAGCATTGGAGCTATTATTATTGAATTTAACCCTCAGGATTATCCTAAAGGATTTGAGGCTGAGTATGATGGTATAGTATACAACGCACTAAGTTCACCAATATATGGATTCCTACAAGGGAGTCTTGGTGTACCAACCTATATTGGAGATGAGGATTTAGATTGCGGCTTAACTACAGGATTTCATGTCTTACCAAATTATATATTTAATCAGTCTACACTTGTATATGAAATTGATGGCACTACTCAAGTTGTAAATATATTTCCATCTCAAGTACAGACTACAGTCAATAATCCGGCTAATTGTATATTGGTTATACCAAAAACATCTATTAATCCTTCATCATTAACAATTACAATATTCTCACCGTGTAGCTCTAACTTTGATTTAAACGTATCATGTCCAACTGTACTTCCTATATTTTATGGAGGTCAAACAACGTTGACACCTGAAGAGGCTTGTGAGTTCCAAGATACCATTACCTATTACAGCGCACCTGTAAATGGAAACGGTGTAACACTTGGTTTATTTGATTGGGTATTCTTAGATGAGAATGGAGAGTTTCATGCACCGGATGGTTACTACTACGCACCTACAGCTTTAACTCCACCGTACGAATGGTTTAGATTAGAGAACGGTGTTATCGTAGAGTTTGGTGAGTGCGGTTATAGCAACTTTATTATTGAGCGTTGTGCAGATGGATTACAGTTAGTAGCTGACTCATCTATAACAGGTATAAACGTAGGTGACTTTGTGAATATATCTGATCCGTTCTACGGAGGTTGTGTGTTCCAAGTTATGTCTTACACGGCAACAACTAATACAGTTACAATTGATACAGAGGTGGCAATTTCAAGCTGCGAAGAGGTATGTGTTAGCTACAAGGTAGACAACTTTACGTTAGACACTTACACAGTAGAATACAACGACTGTACAGGAACGCCTCAAACAACTACTGTAGCAGCATCAACAATTATATACGTATGCGCACAAGTAGGCTCTGTAGTAGTAGTTGGAGAACCTGCAGGTGTGGTAGTATCATTAGAGTCATGCACTTGTTAAAAATAAATAGATGTCAGAATATACATTAGCATATAGCGAAAAAGTAAAGGGATGGACATCGTTCTACTCTTTTATCCCCGATTGGATGATTGGGATGAATAACTTCTTTTACACGTTCAAGGGAGGTAACCTATACCGACACAACGTGAATAGTGTTAGAAATAACTTCTATGGTGATCAGTATAGCTCAACACTACAGACGGTGTTTAACGATGCTCCACTACATAATAAGTTGTTTAAGACCTTAAACATAGAAGGTGATGACGCTTGGGCAACAACTATGCAGACTGACATTCAGACCACAGGATTCATTGAGTACCCATGGTTTGAGAAAAAAGAAGGGTCATGGTTTGCATTTGTTCGTAACTCCGGAACAGTTCCCGCACTCGCAGATGAGTACGCGTTGCGATCATTGAATGGTGTAGGGAGAAGCGCGTCAATCACGGGTCCTGCAGGTGCATTAGTGATTAACTTCTCGATCGCACCGTTGGTTGCGATCGGAAGCATTGCAAGTATTGGTGACTACCTTTACTACGCATTGCCACCGTATACCACTCCTGTGCTTTGCGGTGAGATTACAGGCATTACACAGGACTACCCGGCAGGTGACAACTTCTTTGTGGTAGATACTACGGCAGGTGGAGCTATTCCGCCTATTCAGACACCGTACTTCTTGTACATCAAGAGCTCAGTTGCTGAGTCACATGGTGTACTTGGTCACTACTGCGTAGTTAACTTAGAGAATGACAGTACGTCAAAAGTTGAACTTTTTGCTATTGAGTCCGAGGTAATGAAGAGTTATCCTTAATTTTTAATATCTTTGCACTAATGGATTTAAATACAGGTTTCAGCATAAGACCATTAGAGGAGAATGACTACGATGATATTCTTTTTGATTGGTGGAAAGATTGGGGGTTTACCCCTCCCGTAAAGGATTTTTTACCTGAGAATGCAACGGGTGGTATGATTGTTTACGATGGAGATGTACCTGCTTGCGCGGGATTTCTTTATATAACAAACTCTAAGGTTGCCTTAGTTAATTGGATAGTATCCAATAAGCAGTATAGAAAGAAACCAAATAGAAGAATAGCAATAGACTTGTTGATACAGTCTTTAACAAATATGGCTAGGTCTTTAGGATACGAGTACTCTCACGTGTTGATAAAGAACTCAGCACTTGAAAGTACATACGAGAGACTAGGTTATACCAAGTCTATTACTTATACAAATGAATTAATTAAAAAATTATAACATGGCAGTAGGAACAGCTTTAACAATAGCAAGCGTTGCAACAACAGCCGCAGGAGCAGGTATGTCATTTGCTCAGGCAAACAAACAGAAGAAACTTTACGAGCAAGCTCAAGAAGATGCAGCAAAGTCAATGGCAGAAGCAAAGAAAGCAATCAACGTAAACTACTACGAAGGCTTAGCTATACCAACTCAAGCATATAAAATGGAGGCTGATATCTTAAAGTCAGTAGCAGCACAAGCTATGGAGGCGGGTAGAGAAGGTGATCAAAGAGGTGTAGCTGCAACAGCAGGACGTGTACAGGCTGCAGTTACCGATAGTGCAAGAGGCATACGTTCCGATATGTCCAAAGAGTTGTACGACTTGAATAAATTAACACAGACTGAGAATAGAGACATCGCAACTAAGTTAGCAAACTTAGACTTAGCTGAGGCACAAGGTGCTCAGTTAGCATCAAGAGATGCTCAAGAAGCAAGGTCAGCAGCTATGACTCAAGGATTTAAAAGTGTTGCTTCATTGAGTGGTCAGTTAGCAGGAGCAGCTAATCTTTACGGTAAGAGCGACCAAGCTAAACTCTTAGGTGGCATAACAAATGATTATGAGAAAGCTCTTAAATCAGGACAATTAGGAGCTGATTACTTAAATCCTGATAGCACAACGATGACAGCTCAGCAAGCAATTGCAAAGGCAGGGGGATTTGGTCCTGAGGTAGCAAATTTAAGTGAGGCTGAATTTCAAGATTATATCACTAAGTTGCCTATGGATAAACTTCAGGCACTATACAACAACAAGTCATTTACTGATAACTTAAGCTCATACGATAAAACTCTTCAGAATAATATGAAGTATCAATTTGACGAGCCTTGGGCGTTACCCGTTAATTCAGTTACAGCACCTTAATAAATAAACTATGGCAACATATTACAAATATGCTGAGAGAGAAGCGGACAGTCAAATAAATTGGGAGGAGATAAGTAAGAACTTATCCGACACACTTACTGAGGCAAATAACTTAAGAGAGCAAAAGAAGACGGCTATTGACGAGTCTACTCGTGCATTCTCAAAAACATTAGCTAACGCTACACAAGGAGAGAATGGTCTTGTAAACCAAAAAACATTGGATTATGCAGAAAATGCAACTCAGTTAATGTTAATCCAAGAACGATTATTAAAGTCAGGTCAGATGAAGTTTAAGGATTACGCTACTGTAAGACAAAACTTAATTGACAGTACAGATCAAGCGTTTGGTTTAGCTAAAGAGTACCAAGAGGAGTACTCGAAGAAAATGCAGCGATTGGAGTCAGGTGTATCTTCAGGATTAGAATCTTGGGAGATGGAGCAATTAGAAGGTTACGCTAACTTAAGTGGCATGAACTTCTATCTAGACCCTACTACAGGTAACGTAAGTATGGCTAAGGTACTAAAGAAAGAAATTGATGGGCAGACAGTAGACGTTATGGATGAGGATCCAAACAACTATGTTAATGTCAATACAGCTCGTAACCGATTGAAATCATACCACGATAAGTTTAAAGTTGAGGAATCTTTGCAAGAAGCTGCCAAGATGTTGGGTAAAAACAAAGAAGATGTTATAAAAGCAGGTGGTTCGTTTAGAGCAGGTCAGATTATAACAACTTCTGATCCAACTAAAAAGAAGGATCTAGATGGAGCTATCAACCTTTACAACAAGGCTGAGGAGAACTTTATATCTTCTCGTTTATCTAACGACTACAATGTTCAGTCTGTACTATACGATCACGAGAAATACGATCCGGCTACAGGAGAAGCATATAGATACTCATTTGATCCTAAAGACCAAGGGAGTAATGTCATCTTAATGAAGACTGAGAACGGAAGGACTGTAGTTGATACAAGTGGTAAGTACTACAAAGAACAATACGGTGTTGCAGAAAAGTATATGCAACAACAGTTACGTAGTATGCTTGACCGTGAGGTTTCAAGAGATACTTATACTGAGCCTTCTAACTATACACCTGAGTATATTCTTGATAGACAAGATAAAGGAAGAGCTGAAAAACAACAGAAGACTGAGGCTGCAAATATGTTAGGATTACTTTACTATGGTAACGAAGGTGATATTCAAGCAGCGTCTACTTACTTCCAACAGAAAGACCCTGATATTGTTAATGTTGTAAGAGGAAACAATGCAATCCTTGTCTATAGACAAATTAGAGATAAAGATGGATCTTACTTAAGAACTACTGAAGAGAAGATTCCTTTAAGGGATGTAAATGGAATGAAAATATCTCAGGATAGATTTATTCAGGCTGCATCACCTAGATTAGCAGGAATAAATGATATCTTTACAGGATTAGACGAAGGTAGTTACGTTAAAGGCAAACCATTATACAATGTGGAAAAACCTATATACACTAAAAGTAAAAGCAGTGATTTGCAGCCTTCAGGTAGTAAACCAAATCTGACTGCTGAACAATGGAATACAAAATGGGAAACCCTTAAAAAAGGTCAAACAATGGTTGGATTAGATGGTAAAACTTATACTAAACAATAAAATATAATGGCTAAACAATGGACACCACCTAGTGATGGATTAGCAACTAAAAGCACTAAATTTGTACCACCATCCGATGCAGTTGAAGTAAAAAAAAAAGCTTCTTCAGAATTGGATTCCAAGTTGGAAGAACCTACTTTGGTTTCTTCTGCCAACGAAGTTGAAGACGGAGGGTTAAAAGTAATTCCGGGCGGGGGTACATTGCGTACACCTGAGAAAATGAAATATACAGGCGATTACAAGCCAACTGAGAAAAAAATATCAGGAGATGGTGAAGTACTTGAAAGTAATGATGGGACAAAATACCGTTATTATAATGGAAAGTACTATACGTTTACAGATACCTCTGTAGATAAAAAGACAGGGGCTAAAGTAAATAATTATAATACACAGATTGATAACTCTCAAAGAGTTAAGACGTTAGACAAGATGTTTAACAAGGCTGAGTATTATAAAGGTTATCCGGGTAAAGAAGAAAAAGAATACCGTTTCAAGTACAATCAATGGTATGAGGATGATAAGTCCGGTAAAGGATTTAAACCTATCCAAGATCCTGTACGAGTAGGAGCTTTAAATAAGCAATTCAAAAAAGAAGGAAGTACTGTCCTAGGTGAAAAAGTATTTGTTGGTTATCCGGGTAAGGAGTCAAACGAATACAAAGTATCAGACGATGGTGCATGGATGTATCGACCAAAGGGAAGTAACAATTGGTCTGTAATTACAAATGAAGGTTCTATACTTTCTTTGAACAAACAATACGGCCAAAAGGTTGACCCTAAAAAACAAGACCTTCAAAACTTAGCAGTTAAAAACTCAGAGTTAAACGATATCAATCACAAGATTGATGCATACGTTACATCTAATTTAATTGACGATAGCGAAGAGGTAGTTACCGATGTCTTATCTAAGAAGTTTCCTCAATTTAATTTTGAGCAATCCAAAGCAGGAGTCGATAGGATGACTGTCTCGTTAAAGGGAAGCCAAGATCCTAAGGATAGAATCGAAATTGTATTAGACAATTGGGAGGATTCTGATGACAAGTTAAATGCAAACTTACTAAAGAGTTTCATGAAGGAGAGAGTTAATATGGCTGAGAGTCGTACTAGCTTGCAAGAAAAAGAAAGTCCATTCCTAACAAGAGATATCGAGTCAAAGCAAAGAGCTCTTGAAGCAGGGTCAGGTCAAAAAGAATTTGAGCAACCTGAGCTTGTTATTAATAAAGATGGAAGCGTGTCTTACGCTGAGAAACCAAAGACTACTGCTACACAAAAAGCTGTTCAAGGAATTGAGGAGAAACAACAGTTAAAAGAAGCTAGACAAGAATACTTTTCAGATAAATCAAACTACTTAAAGACAATAAAGAATAGCTACTCAAGGGGAGAGATTGACAATAAAGAGTTTCAAACTGCAGTAGCTGCTATTAAGGTAGATGACAAAGAGATTAAAAGAAGTGATGAGTTTATTAATGACGTTAATTATTCAAGAAAAAAATTAACAGAGTCTCAAGACTTCCAAGAAAAGTACATTAACGATGTAACTGAAAAGTTAAAGTCCGGAGAGATTACTCAGGAGCAATACGATGCTGAGTATCAGCCAAAGATTGCCGAGATGAATGACTCTGTAGAAAAACAAAAGGAACAGCTCAATATAGATAACAAGAGCATGAACGGTTCGTTGAAAGCTATAGAGAGATCCGTAGCTGAGAATAGACTTGTTCAAGAACAGATTGGTAGCACAGGTGGTGCGATTGCATACAACGCTATTAAAATGGCTACAGACCTTGGTCGATTAGCAGGGTTAACACCTGAGGATCAAGAGGCGTTTATTCGTGATAATTTTGGAATTGTTACTACTGAAGAATTTATAGGCTCTGAAGATAGAACATTTTTGCAACAGGCAGCAATGTCGAGTGCATCTACCGGAGTTGCAATAGCAGCAGGACTTGTAGGTGGTGCTCCACTTGCCCTTGCTTCGTTATGGGCCGCAGGAACATTTGAGATGTTTGATGATGAAGAATTAAAAGATGTCCCAAAGAGAGATAAATTTTTAATGTCTGCAGCATACGGTGTTGTATCATCTTACTTAGAGAAAATAGGTTTAGATGAGTTAGTTGGTGGTGAGATAGGTAAGAAGTTAGCAATGAATGTTGTTAAAGATGCGGCTAAAAAACTTACTAAGGATGCTCCAAAAGAGTACGTTGAGAACTTATTAATTAGCGAAACCAAATCAAGGCTGCAACAGGCAGGAGTAAAGATTGGTGTTGGTATGCTTGCTGAAGGAACCACTGAGGCACTTCAATCATTAGCTAATGTAAGTACTAAAGAGGTTTACGATCAATTGAAAGGGACTGAGTACTTCAATAATAAAACAGGTTGGGAGATAGCTAGTGACGTACTATACGATGGTGCCTTAGGTGCTGTAGGTGGTGGTATGATCTCTAGTGTTGTAACCGGTGCTCAACAAACAGTAGAAGGCAGAAGAGCAAATAAGATGGATGCTGAGATTAAAGCATTGATCGCTGCTGCTGAGACCGAGGGTATGAGTGAAGCGGTTAAGACAACTCTTAAGGCTAAAATTATTCGTGGAGAGATTACCAAAGCGGATGCAATTAATATATTAGGAGATTTTGACATAATCAAGTCAAAGGTAGATCAGATGCCAAATACCCTTACGGAAGAAGGTAAGGCTGCATCACTTGACTTAATGCTAGAAAAAGATAAACTAGAAAAACAAATTGAAGGGAAAGACCCGAATCTTGTTGAGCCACAAAAGAAAAGGGTAAATGAGATTAATGATAGACTAAAACAAATTGGAAAAGATGCCGTTCAAAAGCAAACAACAAGTGAAGTTCCTATTCAGTCAGAAGCCGGAGTTGGCCAAGAAGTGGAGGGAAGAGTCTCCGAACCAACAGTTGAGCAAACTGCCCAAGAAGTTGTCGGAGAAAAAATTGTCGGAGAAGAAGCTCAAGGTAAGCAAGCTCAAGCAGAGATCACTCAACAAGAAGAAATAATTGTTAATCCTTCACAAGGATATTCATTTACATATGCTTCAAAAGAAGATGTTCCAAATGAACTAAAAGGAGTTGAAGCAATAAATGAATCAACTACTACGATAGGAAAAAGTAAAAGTTATAAACTTACATTTAGTGGTCAGCAATTAATAGATGCAGGCCTTGGTAAACAAGAAGGGGTAGTACCAACTGAAACAGCTCCAAGTACTGAGGCTGAGTTAGACTTCGAGGTTACGCCTGAGGTTACTCAAGAAGCTGACGCACTTGAGAAGTTATTGGCTGATGAGGGGATTACGGTAGAATTACCGATGGTAGAGGAGACTGTATCTGAAACTGTTACCGCTCCTGAAGAAACTATTGTAGACACCTCTGAGGTGTCCGATAGAGACGTAATGGAGATTGAGGATAACACTGAGAATATAAAGACAGAACAAGATAATATTAAAGAGTATCAAGATGAGGCTAAAGCCAAGGTTGATAAGATTAATAATTCTAAGTGGTCTCCTGTAAGAAAGAAAAATGAGATTGCTAAAGTTCGTCAAGAGTATAAAGATAAGATTGAAGACGCAAGGATTACTATAGCAACTAATAAGAGTGATCTTAAGAAAGCTGAGACACGTGTTCGTAAAGCTACTAAGACAGTTCCTGCTCCGGTAGTTGAAACTCCTATAGCAGAAGCTGCTCCGGTAGCTGAAGCTAAACCTACTGCAAAACCAAAGGCTGTTAAGAAGTTAACTCAAAAGGAAACTATTCAAAAGTACAACGATCACATCGACTCATTGATTAAGGATGAGAAGGAAAGATCAGATAGGAGAATTGCTCAGATTGCTAACCAAAGAAACTTAGCTACAGGTCAAAGACGTACTGAGCTGACTCAAGAGATTCAAGACCTAGAGTTTGCATTTAGAGCTAAGAAACGTGGCTTAGATAGCAAGAAAGATGATAAGCAAGCTGCTATAGACTTTAATGAGCAAGGGAATATTAATCCTATTGATATACTATTCCAACTTGACTCAGATAAAGAGACAACTGATAAAAAGAAAGAGCTACTAGATATAGCTACTGCTATGATGGAAGAGGCTGAGAAAGAAGGATTCTCAGAAGAAGCATTTACAGGAGAACAACCTGAGCCACAAGTAGAGCTAATTACAATTGACATTAAAGAGAACACCGAGCTAGCTAACAAGGTAAAAAGAATGGGTCTTTCTGAACTTATCGGAAAGAAGATAAACCTTGTAATGGCAGACCAACTAAAAGTTGATAAAGGACTAATGGGAGGACCGTTCTTTCCTTTGATTAATAAGCTGTTTGGAAAGGTTGCATGGGCATCTATTAACGATACCGCTGCTATTAAGATTATCAACGGAGCAATTAAGTCTGATTATACTGTGGTCTATAATATGAACCCGGAGGCTATTGATTCTAACGTAGCGGTACTTGACTCATTTGAGAGAAAGATTCAAGAGCTACCTAAGAAAATGCAACAGCAGGTATTCATAGAACTTACTGAGTACTTAAATGAGAAGAAGTTTGGGGAAAAGACAGATGATATACGTAAGATGGCATCAGAGTCAAATAACTTAAATGAGTTCTTGACTAAGCTAAACGAGCTAGATGTTGATACCATTGCTGCAGTTGTTAAGAGCGTGCTTCCATCAAAGACTGTTAAGGCAGGCACTAAGATTGGTGCTACTCTTCAGTCTCAAAATATTAGCATTGAGGACATCAGAGAAGAGAACATCGAGCAGTTTGTAGCAGGACTACCTGCAGGTGCACTGACTATGGTGTTGCAGGTAACTGATAAGAACGGTAACAAGGTAACTAAGCAGACAGCAAGAGAGGCACTTATGAGCAGAGATCAGCAAAAAGCTGAGGGACTGCCAATACATAAGAACTATCCTGTATACATTAGAGGTAAAGCAGTTGGTATCCTAAAGGAGACTACTCCGTTTTGGAATGTGTTCAAGGACTCGTTAAACGAAATAAACGTAAAAGTTGCAGGTGTTGTTAAGCACTCTACAGGTAGAAAGATTACATCAAAAGAGGCTGTATCTAACGAGATGAGAAGTGCGTCAATGACTGCTTCACAGGCTAGAAAAGTTTCTGAGCCTACTGTTGATATGTACAAGAAGTTTGTTAGCGTGTTATCTCGTTCTATTCCGGGAGTAAATGTTGTTACATCTCAAAAAGAGTTCAATGACCTGCTAGAGAACTTGAATACTCAAAAGCTATCTACTAAAAACCAAAAGGTATATGGTGCTGTATATAAGGGTAAGATTTATTTGAATCCATCACTACAGAACTACAACACACCTATCCACGAGTTTGGGCATATTTGGCTTAATGTAACTAAGACTGCAAACCAAGAGCTATACAATAAAGGTATTGACCTAGTAAAAGACTCAGAGTATGTTGATCAGATTAGAAACAATAAAGACTATCAGCGTGTAGTTAATGAGATGCTTAAGAATGGATCAACTCAAGAAGAGGTTGACAACTACATCTATGAGGAAGCACTTGCTACCGCAATCGGTGATAAGGGTGAGTCATTTGTTAAGGCATCTCAAGCTCTAAAAGACTTTAAGAGTTGGTTAGATAAGCTATACTCATTTGTGAGAAAGATTACAGGTATATCGAAGTATACAGCTGAGCAATTGCAAGACATATCACTTGATGAGTTCTTACAGGCTGTATCTGTTGACTTGTTATCAGGAGAGAAGTTATTTGATGTGACTGAGGAGAGTATGTCTGATGCGCTTCAGCTAATGTCTAAGAGCGAAAACATATCTAAGATAGTAGATATTGCGGCTAAGAATGGCGTATCTAATGAGGCTGTTAAGACATTGCTAGCGAGAAAAGGATTCTCGATTAGTGATATCAACGCTGCATTTGTTAAGAAAGCAGCTCCTATTAAAAAAGGAAAGGTATCCAAGGTAACAGTTAACGAGAAGACTGCGTTGAAGGATCAAATTAGATTTGAAGCTCGTGCAGCTCGTGAGGCCAAGAAAGATTTGAACGATAAGAGAAAAGACTTAGCTAAGACTATCTCTGACATGGAGACCACAGGTAAGATTACCACTAAGCAGGCTCAGGCATTAATGGCGCGTATAAGCAAGATTAACATGGACAACCCGGCAAAGGTTGATGCATTTGTTGAGTACGCAGGTCGAGTATTTGAGAACGCTGAGTTTGCACAGGATGTAGCTAGAGCTAACGCACTTAAGTCAAAAGTTAAGAACAACGCTAAGACTAAGCTTGGTATCGCTAACGACTTGATCTCTGAGATTTTGAAAATGGCTTCTATTAATCCATCATTGATTCCATCTAAGGTATTCGATACGTACTTGGAGACTATGGAGATGCTTGGTCAAAGAACGACTGTTCTGAAGCTTGAGGATAGGGGAGAGCTTACGCAAAAAGTGTCCGACATATTGGACGCGGTTAACGAGGAGTTATCCGTAGCCGGTGAAATGTCTGAGCGTTTTGAAGCTTATGACAAGAAAGAAGTTGATAGTGAAGGGAAGATAGACTTTGCTAAGACATTAAGTAAGATGGTAGCTGACGGTACGATTACCGAAGAAGATGCTGACATCATGCGCAAATACAAGTCTGAGATAATTGACAAGGAGTCAACTAAGATGACTGAGGAAGAACTTGAGACAGAGAAAAAATCATTGATTAGCATACTTAAAAAAGATGTTATAACTGATGAGGCTATCAAAGATCTACCATCAAGACTAGAAAGAGATGATGCTAAATCACTTAAAGAATTAATTAATACTGATGCAGTTAAGTCATTGAATAACACTACGTTAAAGAACTTACTAAAATTAGTTGATAACGTAAACAACGGTTTCTTTCCTCACTTTGGAAAGGTAATGCAAAGAAGATTAAATTCTATTAATAATGCTCCTACATTAAAATCTTCTGTTAAAAATGCTAATCCACTAAGAGTTAGTTCTGCTCTAAGTAAGATTAAATCATTGTTTGTAAAGAAAAGAAATTATGTTTTAGATATGGAACGTAGTATTTCTTTAGCAAATATTGATCAGGTATTCGGAGATTTTAAAACAGAGAATATTTCAGAGACAATGTTTGATCCATCTCGAAAAGCGCACGCTGCATTTGAATCCACGTTTAGAGTGATTCAAGATAAGTTAGAGAAAGCTAGACAAGATGTATTTATTTCTTTGGGTAAAAGTCCGAATAAAGCAATTATGTCTGACTTTAAGACTATGACTTATTTACTTCAACTTGAGAAAGAGTCTAACCCTGATAGCAAACAAGTAAACAATGCTGTTGACTTTATTAATGCTACAATAAGTCAAATTAATGATGAGTCATCAAATTACACAGAGAAAGATGCTAAGTTCTTACAGGAGATATTAGATGAATATACTAATAAAAAAGCTTTAGTAAAAGAGTATGGTAAACCATATGAAAAATTTACTGCAGTTGAAAAGTCAAGTATTGAATTAGATAACAAAAAACTTTACAACTCGTTTAATGCATCTGAGAAAGCTTCTATTAAAGCTATTCAGGAAGCAAATGAATCTATGACTGAGAAGGCTGTATACACATCAGGAATTATTAGAGGTGATAAGATTGACCCAATTGCTAACTATGTACCACACGTTGTACTTGCAGAGGTTAGACCGGGAGAAAAAATATCAGGAGCAAGTGATGTAGATAGCTTTAATAAATCAAGAAAGCCATCTACTAAGGCTAATAACTTAGTAAAACGTACAGGTACTGTAACAGCTATTAGCTTTGATCCATATCAATCTACTCTTAATGCAACTAAGAACGTATTGCTAGATTTCTATATGACCGATCCAATTATTACAGCGAGAATGACTATTAATGAGACTCGTAAAAAATTAGAAGAGGAAGGTATTACGAAGGAACAAAATTTATTTTTAAATGCAATTAGAGACGCATTTGAAGAGGCTACAAAAAATGTATTAGTAAATAGTTTCCAACAAGATGAGATCTTAAGCAAGGTGGCTAGAGTTATTACAAAGGCAGGATATAGATCTTTGTTAGGTACAAGCACAGTTCGTACTGCATCAGAGTTACTATCTAACATGAGTGCTGTTGCATTGATGGAAGGAAAAGCATTTCTTAAAGGGGCATCTAAAGAATTCAGGAAATACTCAAATCCTGAAGAAGGAATTGATATCATGATAAATAGTGGAGCCACTCAAATTAAGCGTGTTATGGGTGGTAATACTCAAGGTAGTATGTTTATTGATCCTGCTATTATGAATAGCGTTGTTGGTATGAAAGATGGAAAAGCAAAATCCAAATTAGAGAACACGATGCAAATGATTTATAATAGATCACTTAAGAATCCTGTTAATTGGATTGAGGCTACATCAGATGTTATGATGTCTGCTCCCGATATACTTGTAACAAGACCCACTTGGTTTGGAGCATTTGCTAATGAGTTTGAGAAGGTGTCAGGAAATAAGGTTGACTTTGATAAGATTAAGGCCAATGATGAGGCTTACATGAACGATAACAAGGATGCTATTGAAGCTGCAAGAAAGAGAGCAGATAAGGCTGTATTCAAGTTGAGTGCTACGAATAACCCTTACATGGGTGTATTAAAGAATAATATATCACCTGATATTAGTGGAATTGCTAAGACTATTAAAATATTCGATAACTACTTGAATACATTTACTATGTATGAGTATACTAATGCTCGTACTGCAATCTATGCATTGGCAGGTCAAGGTATGATTAGTAAGAAAGAGGCTATATTATTATTAGCAGGTGTTACTACGCGTATGATCACATACTCATTACTATTAAAGGTATTAGGTAGTTCTTTATTAGGATTATTTATGGGGGATGATGATGAAGATGATGATAAGACCTTCATGCAAAAGCTTGGGCAAGCTGCGGCATCTGCCGGGACGACAATGATGCTTGGTAGAAACTTCGGTAACATTGCAAGAAATGTTATGGGATATGGTGCTGAGCAATTCAATAAGAATTATCTTACAGCACTAAGAGAAGGTGACTACGATGCGTATGAGGATGCTATTCAGTATACAGTATTGCCTCAAGAGAAGAAACAAGATATGGGTCAAGGTGTTGAACTATTTGATATATATCAAAATATGTTAGGGCCTGCAGGACCATTTGTTAAGTCACTTGATTATTCACTCAAGAAGTTAACTGAGAAGGATAGAGTTGCTCCGAAAGAAAGCGATAGCGATGCTGTTAAAGCTAAGAGAAGAGAGGCTGTACTTAGACAGCAGAGAGAGAGAAATATTCGTGTTCCTTTAGAACTTACAGGAACCTTGGGATATGTACCATTCTATAAAGATATTAGAAAGGTAGTCAATGAAATGATCTATACTGATCTTAAGAAGTCTCTAAAAGAACAAGAGGCTAATAAGGAAAAGAAGGCTGAGATGTTGATGGGCTACGAGAGCAAAGCTGACATGGAGCTACAGAATCCTAAGCTATACGAGAAACTTTACGATAAAGGTGGTAAATACTATGCTCAAGAAGAGGTTAGGTTAGCTAATGAGAATCTAAAGAATAACATCAAAAAGATTCAGGATAGAGAAAAGTACGGGGATATTAGTCCAATGTATGCTAGAAACCTAAAGAAAGCTGAGGAAAGAAAAGCAAGGACAAGGATAAAAAGAGCAAACAGATAAGAGTAGTGCCGAGAGGCACTACTTAAACCTTATGTACTTAAACTCTTTTTGTTTGTCGTAGTAGGCCATTAACTCGTTATCGTTAGTTGCTCCTTCTCTGTTTGGTCTACCACCCAACCGGATGGTTCCATACAGCGAGAACATCTTACCATAGATGATACCATCATCGCACGACCATATAACCACGGGGTTAAGTCTTTTCTCTGACAACTTGTGTAGCTTACGTATAGCAATAGGGAGAGGATACGCGTCTCTCAATGCACGTATCCTTCCCTTTACCTCGACATAAGCAATTAGTTTCTTGTCCTTATCAAAGACCTTATAGTCTACATCGTGTGGGCCTAACTTCTCGTATGACCCTCCGAATATTGCAACAAATGTTTCTATGGCTTTTTTCTCTCGTCTTCTGTCTTCTTCTGATTCAAAAGTCATCGTGCTCTATAGATTTTAGAAGCATACGTAGCTCGGAGATAACGGAGATGATATCCTTGTCGACCTTGTGAAACTCACGGTCAACTAACTTTTCATAGATATCAGCTAAGGACCTGTGACATATGTCAATAGTGAAGGCGATGCGCCTTGCTCTGTCCATTTCATTATTTCCTTCCATACGCTTACCTCATTATAAGACTATTAAAAAAATTATGAAGCCTAGCTTCAACGTAATCCTCTTGGCCGATAGGCGTTCTATCGTTGATTACCCAAAGGATTTTCTGTAGTCTATCGTACTTTAGTTTCTCGCTTAAGTACTTTTCATTTTTCAAAGATAAACTTTCTATTTGTTTGTGCAACATCATTGAGTTATTTATTATCTTAATCTCCTGAATATCTTTTAGTTTTGGTTTCATCTCCATGAACTTTTCCTTGAGGTAGAGGTACGTCTCACGAAACTCTGTGCTGCTACTAAACAACCAATCAAAGTTCTTCATGTAGTGTATAATAGTTGCGTGGTCTTTACCAATATGTTTACCAATAGCCTTGTACGAGTGGTTAGATTCGCGTGCAATCTTTGCATAGATAATGCGTGCATCTACAAGGTTTCTCTTCCTTGAGTCACCAAATATACTGATGTCTAACTCACCCTCCACAATAATCTTAATTGCATCTAATTCAGTCTTTGGGATTCTCTCCTCTAAATACTTCTGTTCTAATTCCATGTTTATTTAATTCTTTAATTCTAAACTCTTGTAACTTACTTAGCTTTCCATCCGGACGCTTGACCTCGCTGAACAGCACACCTGTGTTAGGTGGTATAGCGATAAGGTCCGGGATACCGTTCTTGTTTGTCTTGATTAGCTTTATGACGTAGTATCCTTCAGCCTCAAGTGACTTAATACGCTTGGCTTGAATCTGTTGCTCGGTCATAGATTTCTATTTCTTGTTTAACCCCCATCCAATAATCAACTTGAGTGGTATAGTTTTCGTGTACTTCATCGTAATCTTTACAGCACTTAATTGCTATATCAACTGCAATCAATGCACATTGCTTGGCTTGTTCCCAATCATCACAATGACAAGGTATTTCATCGCGCATTTTATCTATTAACTCTTTTGCTTTTTCTTTTGGTGTCATAACTTTTCTATTTTATTTGATTTCCTTAAATTGTCTTCAGCCCATAACGGCTGTATATTAGTATAATGATTTAATCTTATAACGTCTTCTTCGTTATTAGCCATAGATAATGGTATTATGTGATCTAAATGCCATTTACCATAATTTTCAAATGACATTCCTTCTGATAATTTACTTGATATGTATCCTGTAAAGAATCCAACAGTGCAACATAGTATATCTTCAGTTTTTTTAGACTTTTTGAATTTATTATTAAATGATCTTCTAAAAGAATCTCTAATTAATCCCCTTACTCTTGTTTTGAATCTAAATAAAGAATCTGATTTTAATCTAGCTGTAGTTCTAATTAAAACCTTTCTGTTTATCTCTTTTTTATTTAAGTGATAATACTCTAATTTTTTTTTATTTAACTCTTCTCTATTTTTAGAGCTCCATTTAGCCCAATTAGCTTTATCTCTTTCTTTATTTTTTAGTTTATACTTTTTGCTTTTTATAGGACAGTAATGTCTTTTATCATCTTTTGCTTTACATTCTTTACAATAATTATAACACCCATCCGGTCTATTTCTAGCTTTACTAAAAGCTATATAATCTTTTTTTTCTTTACATTTTGCACATACTTTCATAATAAAAAACCCATCGCTTTTCGAGGTTGCGGTCTCTACTCAGCAATGGGTATTGTTAAATGTTTTTAAATGTAGCCGCAACTCTACTATACAAATTTAGCACAATCTTTTTTAAATATGTTTAATGTATAGTCTTTTTTATTTTTTACAGCTTTATATATATCTTCTTCAATTCCACCAACACTAAATATCCAATATACTTTATTGAATTTTCTTTTCATAGTAGTCATTCTATCTTTTGATTGGAAGTACGAAGTCGCACTGAAGTCGATGTTGTAGTACACCAAGTAGTCGGCATTTTTTAAGGATATACCCTCACGACCGGATACAATTTGTAAGGCTATAACCTGATATCCATCGTTGTCAAACTTGTCAAGCTCAGTTGTAAGCTTATCACCAAACACTTGCTTGAGTGCCTTGAGCTCTTCCTTAAACTTGTAGAAGACACCTATCTTAAAGGACGAAAACTTCGACCTTATAAACTCAGCCTTGCTTAGGTCAAGTATCATAGAGTTTCCACTCTCGAACTTAATGGTTCCACTGCATAGCTGATGTACTTTCTGCATAAGCTTCACCGGTGTGTCGGCTAAGATTAGCTCTTCCTTCCCCTCAATCACCAAGTCTTTCTTAAGCTTCTTGATCATTGCGTAGGTCGAAGGCTTCAGGCTAACGTACAGGATCTCCTCCTCTACTTCACTATCAAAGCCTGCTTCCTTCTGCGTGTAGCTTATCATGTAAGGCTTCATTAGCTCAAGAATAGATGGCTTTCCATCTGAGTAGTCTCTGATGCGTAGGCTGTTGATCATTCGCTCCTTCACGTTCACGTGCTCGTTTGCAAACTTGTAGAACGTAGGGCATCCTCTGAACGGGTTACCGGGGATTGCGCTTACTTGGTGATACATCTGTGAGTAAGACTCAGGCGTTGGTGTACCCGACAGCAAGATAACGTATGGCTTGTTGACTCTGATGAACTCAGCTACAATCTTCGCTCTATTACTTGCCTTAGGAAACGCACCCATACCATGGGCCTCGTCCAATATGATGAAGTCGTATCCGGTCTTCTCAATTGTGTGAAGGCTCTCGTAGTTGATGACGTTTATTCTAAACGATGGGTCTAACAACTCATAATCTTTTTGGATTGTTGATATGGCTTTCTTCTTGGTTACGAATAAGACCTTCTTAGCGTTCAATAGCTCGCATATGCCGAGACTTGTGAGTGTCTTACCTGTCCTTACCTCCATCGCTAAATAAACGAAGTTATACGCCACTAAAATATCATACGCTTTTTGAATAATTTCTTTTTGATAATCTCTAAACTCTATCTTCATGTTCTTATATTTTTCAATGCTACGTTTAACTTTCTCAATGGGTTCTTTCATGTTGCGATACATAGGTACCTCTGTAGATACAATGTTCTTACCTCTTCCTGAGGTAGCGATCTTGGTCTTACTCATTACCTTAAATACTGCGTTGAGTTGATCAAGCATCATCTTGTTGCTGTATCCGGGTATTCGTTCTATTGTATCCATGCTAACGTGTTATTATGTTCTTACACACAGCACACCTCACCTCATCGTACTCATAGCTTAAGATGTCGGGGTAGTCACACTGACACTCGTAGTCATTTGGTGTACCATCAAACTTAAACCTCAGGTCGTATACCTTCTTTAGATAAGCGCAGTGCTCGAACATCTCCTTGTCTTCAAAGTAAGTAATTATCATCTTGATATTACCTGAGTCTAGTGGCTCATCAGGTAGGTGAGCGAACATAGCAATTGGCGACTCAACTATCTCATCGTAAGTTGCGTTACGTGTGATCAAGTTGTATGAGTTAAGCATAGCTACGTGCAGTAATTGTTTTTGTCTCATCTTGTGCTTTGTTTGTAATCAATTATAAATCCTATTGCTACTACGATATTCAATCCGATTGACGTTACAATCTCTGTAATGTCTTCGTATACGCTTGTCATTAGATGGATGTGACCTATAGACCAAAACGGGATGGCTAGGTTCTGACTGATCCAAACTACTAAGAACGTAACAAATCTCATTTTATCTCGTACTTAACTTTTATCTCTTGCTTGATGTCCTTCAACTCCTTCTTCATAGACTCAAGCTCTTGCTTGATTCGCTCAATGTACAGGCTTAAGTCCATCGCTTCTTCCTGTGCGTGAGTTAACCAATCAGTTAACTCTAGGTCATCACGCGTTAGCATTGTTCCGTACTTATTAATTCCTGCCTGACTACGCTCGTAGTACTTTGCCATGACCTTCAATACGATTGGGTCTTCTACCTTCTGTTTCATATTATTCTTCTGTGTTATTTGGTTTAAAACTAGGGAAATCTGAAAATGATAATCCATATTGTAAACTAAACCATTGCATTTGTTTTTCTGCTAGTTTAGCCGGTGTGCGTAAATTTGTTTGAAGGTATTTTTTACCCCACGTTTGCCATTCCTCATTTTGAGCTATGGTCATAGTATACTGTTGAAACCAATTATCTTGGCGCGTTTTAACGTCTTCAAATGTAACATCATGGCCTGCTATGATAAACATTTGGTTGATTAAATCTTCAACAGATTTTTCTTTCTTTTGTTCTCTTGTTAGTCTCATTTGTCTAGTTTTTTGTGCAATAAACTTGACCTATAGTCTATCTCTTTCCTAATGATATCAAGGTGCCACTCAGCTCCACCATACTCTAAGATTGCCCATAGGTAGTCGTCCTTGATATCGCATATCGGAATATACGTTAGTGGCTGTCTGCCATCCACACCACGGCTACCTCGTACGGCATACTTCCGTACAATCTCGAATGGATCGTCTGCGTATATGTATTTGGTCTCAATCTTCTCCATGTCTATGGCTCCGTATCTCTCGTACTCATTACCTCCATCAACCATGGCGCTGTTAGGGCATCCACAGGTATTGTAATCGTGCAGGCTGTAGCTTACTATTGTCTCGCCACACTCAAGGCACTTAATCGCGTTATATACTATCTGTCTCATATCATATTGTTTTTAGTGAAGTAATCTGCCACCTGACCGATGTCATCGAACTTAATGTTATCAAATCTCTTCTCCTCAAAGTTGTACTGCACAAGGCTTTGGCTCTTAACCGATCGCTCAAACGTACATATCTTACAGACCCTGTTTCTTCCAAGGTCTGTCTTCAATGTGTAATGCCTTCTATTCTCGGTGAAGCTTTCCAAAGGTAACATCCTTCTACAACTAAAGCACTGCTTCGACTCCATCCTCGTTAGGTTTGCGATTAATAACTATCCATCTGCCTTTGTCCTCTCTGCCCTCAGTTGGCATGACCCCGTGCTTGTACATTGAGTAAGACACTAACCACTTGTAGAACTTCGTTCGACTGATCGTCATCTTAGCCTTCGGTCCGTAGTCAGGGTACTCGTTGATGAAGTCAAAGTATAGGTCGTTCTTGAAATACTTGATGCTTGGGTACAACCTTTGGTCATCCTTGTTGGCATCGTCAATCAATCCAACCCACTCAATGAAGTCATGACAGGTCTCAGCAGATAGCTGACGTATCTTAAGGTTAACGAACTTAGACTTAACTAATCCGGTGTTCAGGTACCCTTGTAGACAAGCTACCATGTAGTTATCAAACTCACACCAATCCTCATCGTTCCAATCTGCAAAGAAGTGACGGCCGAACTCATCCTGAGGAGTGAAGTTCATGTTGTAGTGCTGATGCAGTTCCAACTCCCACTTACGTCTTGCGAATGAGTTACCGGCTCCCTTGATTGCGTAGTTCGTTGTGATAGCTACCTTAGGTGACTTACTGAATGGTATCTTGATTGCGTCCTTGTTCTTCTTCTCAAGCGTTAATCCCTCTGTAATGACAGAGAACAGTCTCTCGAAGTCAAAGTATCGTTTAACGTCATCAAAGCATAGTATCTGTGTGTCTGCACTAAGTAGCTGATATGGGAAAGACTTCTCAAATGCGAACGCCTTACCATCTATCACTACTAGCTTCTTCATCTGACTAAGCGCGTTCATGAACAGACCCTTACCCGTACCACCCTCAGGGTTATCACTGATCACCTCATCGTTTAGGATGACAGCCGGACAGAACGATAGGTTCTTGTACCCGTGCATAAGGAATCCAATCGTGCTCTCCATCGTAGCTACTCTATACTCATCGTTAGCACAGATGTTAGAGATGAACTGAACGTAGTCGCACTTGTCAGTGATGTCGCAGATGTTAAAGCTTCTGTCAATGACGTGCTCCTTCCACACGTACCCACCTAAGTCCAAGTAGTCGATGGTCTTTATCTCTCCCTTGGATATGTGAACAGCGCAGTTCCTGTAGTACAGGTACGCTGAGTCCTTGGTGTCCTCGATGAAGTAGATGTCAATCGTTGCTAACATAGATAAGAACTCTTCCTTAAAGAATCGCGTGTTGTCAGCGAAGTAGTTGTACACGTTGATGTCATCCAAGTTCAGTAAAAGGTCAAGGATAAAGTCCTTTATCTCCTTCTCTGATGTGTGGTCTATCAAGTTGTTAGTTACCTTCACGAACACGTAGTTCTTACCACCCTCCGGGCAGTACTTGTAGAACCCATTGTCTTCCAAGAACTGCTTGAATAGTATGTGTACTACCTTGATGATTCCCTTGTCGTTCTTTGACCAAAACGTAGAGTTAGCGTTCTCCTCCTCTACCTTGTTCAGTACTGAATCGATTGTCTCCGTATCCAAATGGGAATCTTGTAGCTGAATACGTATCTCCTTTTTTGATACACCTCGTCTTAGCTTTGCTTTGACTTGATTTACTCTCTCCTCGTCCTCGTAGTACTTGGTACCGAAGTTAGCTGTGTTCTTGTACGCTGAGTCAATTGTAATTGATATCTCAGACAACGTGAAGTCTTTTGTAGCGAACTGATTAAGCACGTAGGATGCAAGGCTCTTGTTGATGCCGAAGTCATTGAACGCCATCGCTAGAATGTACGCGTTGTGATTGCGTTGTCCCTCAACCATCGGGTGCTTCTTCTCCCACCACTTTAGTAGTATCTCAACTACCTTGTTCTCATCGGTGATTGGAATGGTAGCTATGTCTCTAAACTTTGTTACCTCTTGGTACTCAGGCTCCTCGATTACATCCCAAAGAGATGAGTTCTCGTTGACAAAGATTAACGGATCGTATGACTCGTAGCACACGCGACTGATGTTCTTTGATGTCTTGTCGAAGTATGGTGAGTCAAAGTACTTCTCTAGGCTGTTGAAGTAGTTCGTGTGGTTCTCTGAGTCCTTAGGAACTTTAACCAATACCTTTAGTCCGTTACCTGATGGTGAGATAAACACCGAGTACACGTACTTGTTCTTTGATATGTTCTCCTTGTCCTGAAGTAACTCCTTTTGTTTTTGGTAACCATCGAAGTCCAAGCAGATGAGACCGCTGTGTTCCACCAAAGAGCTGTCTGTACGCTTCGTAAAGGTACCGCTGAAGCAAACTGCAGGTAAAAGCTTTTTAAGGTCGTTACGCACGTCCTTACGCTTCTCTACGCGTATCTTCTTAACTAAGTCCTTGGACGCTCCATTCTTAATCCTATCAATGATGTTCTCAACATCTCTGTAGAACGGAGTGTCTGTCTCCTTAATGTTTTTGAATATTGTTATGGTGTATGTCATCTTAATGTCGATTTAATGTCGTTTTCAAATTATAAATCCCTTTATTAATAAGGGTTATGTCGATTCTGTCGATTTTATTTCCTTGTATATAAGAATAAAAAATAATATATATAAATATATATAGAGAAGTATATAGAGAGATATTTTTTCTTGTCATTTAATTCTTAGGGGTTAAAAAAGGGGAGCGCTAACTCCCCTTGACTAACTGATAATCAATAGGTTAGAACGGTAAGTCCTCTTCATCTTCCTCTTGCATAGCCGGTTTAGAACTGACATTAGGTCTCTTAGATTCGGCATTGGAATCATTTCCCTTACCCTCGTAGGTGTCTAACTCAAGGTATGGGTTGCCACTACGTCCGTACTTGGCATCTAGGTTTACCCACCCGTTCTTCTCGTTCTGACGTAGGAATGCGATAGCCTCGTCTACTTTGATTGATAGCCTACCGATCACGAAGTCCGGTGCATCTTCTCTTCGCTTGAAAATAAATCCGTCTGCGAATACTTTTTCTTTTTGTTCCATTGTATTTAATTTAATTGATTACTTAAAAAATATTTGTTGTATTAACGCGCCAACAACTAACGATAAGCTTATTGCTACGACAGCTCCCGTAACGTAGAAGGAGAACTCTTCCTTCTGTCTTTGTCTCCAACTCATCTTACCAAGATTGTACGTTGGTGATGCAGTAGTCACTGCCGGGATGAGCGTTCATCCAATCACCTTCACTAAGGTAGAATGTCTTGTTGTTACCTGAGCAACTATTCCTAATTACTATGGAGTAGTCTGCTACGTTATCACTTTGAATTACACCGCAGTTGCAGTTCTCTTTTGTGCAAGACATCATCGTCAATGTGATTCCCGCGATTAAAATTAATTTTTTCATTGTTCTTGTTGTTTAGTAATAACTAAATCCTAATTGACTTTGAGCAAGAAATGTATCTTCTTCCTCATCACTTACTAATCCTAGTGATATACTTTCACCATGGCAAGTACAAGTTGGATTTCCATCTTCATCTATTCCAAAGTAAATGAAACCTGCACTAATTGGATTCATATGTTTGAAGTCACTATGTACCATAATTTCTCCAAAGACAATAATTTCTTTGTCTTTTGTCTTAATGTATTTTATTTTTTTCATTGTTCTTGTTGTTTAGTTATCATTTCTATTTAAGATATGTGGTAAAAATTGCCACTTATTCTTTATTGTTTTGTTATCAAACATTTGCCACTATTTTGATTTAGTGGCATTTGTTAGTCATACTCTTCGTTCTTGTACCTATCCATGATAAATCTCCATGACCTTATCACCTTTAGGTATCGTCTGTGCAATACTTTTTGCAGTGGGCTCGTTATTCTCATGCTAGTCTAGTGTCTCGTCAATGTAATGGTTGTCCACCTCGTCTAGCTGATTCTCTCCAAAGAACGTGTCGTACACGACAATCGCCTTCTCTACCTTTCTCTCACCACCCAACAAGAAGTTCTCTGTTGGTCTGAAGATACCTAGCTGACCCGTTAGCTTGTCAATCACAAAGAAGATTAACGGCTTACCGAATAGCTTTTGGTAGATGTACGCTTGGCTGTCGTAGTTGTACGCCTTCGCTGAGTACTTGAACTTGTGTATGTCGCTCGTTGTCTTTAGATCAATGATGACCTCGTCTGTTACGATGTCAGCCTTTCCCTTCCACATACGCCCTTGAATCTCACCGATTGCGGGTTGCTCGTACACATTTCCATCCTTGTATATCTCGTCAAAGAAGTAGATGTTTTGTCTCATGACAGATGCCAATCGCTCCATCTCCTCCTTCTCGCTCTGTAGCATACAGAATGGGATGTTGTTCTCTGTGCAGTAGTCCTTGTACAGCTTTGTGTTGCGCGTGGATGCCTCAACGAAGTACGCCACGTCCGCCTTGTCAGGCTCAATCAATAGCTGATGAAAGTACCTGCCCTCTGCGAAGTTCTTGTTATCCTCACGTGTTACACCAAACTCCCTTGGGTTGCGAAGTAGGACACCGATGTCTGAATTGGAGAGGTACTTCTTTCCCTCTCCACCATAGTACTCGGCATCGTTACGTAGGATGTCAATTACGCTGTCCATTACTTGAACATATTTTGAATCATCTTACGGGACAGAGCTGATAGCAAGTACTTGCGACCTATCTGCTTAACTATCTTGTCCTCACCAAGTGCCTTGTTTGCGTTGATGTACTCCTCAATCTTAGTGAACTCAGGTGTGTTTGGCTTAAGGATTGGCAACTGCTCGTCCTCGCCCTCTTTCTTCTCACTATCAACTCTCTTCTTTGCTACGTTAGGCTTGGCTGTCACCATCTCAGGCATATCCTCACCCGTCCACAGCTGAAGTCCTAGCCCGTGCATAGCGATTGCCTTAGCAGTCGAACGCTGAATAGCCTTGTTCACGTCCATGGACGTTAGCTTGTCTAGTCTGATTGACTGATTACGGAAGTCCATGATTGGTAGGTAGTCGATGTTCTCCATCCCCTCTACGTCAACGCCAACCTTCACGTATGCCGTGTTGCCGTCTGTGAAGTAGTTAAGGTTTGTGTCAGGATTCTCATAGATAATCCTCTTGGCTTTTGGGTAGTTCATCTTTAGTATCTCCCATGCGTATGACCATGACATATACTTTACGTTACCCTTCGTCTCGATTTTTTTACTAATGTCTACAGACGACAAGACATCAAAAACTGATTTTTGCTTTTCCATTTTATTTGATTTTATTGGTTATATACTCCTGTTAATTGTGTTGATGATGGACGCGATGTCCTTGTCCTCGTTCATGCGTAGTTGCATCTGCTTAACGCCATGAATTATAGTCGTGTGAGAGACATCAACGTCTCTCTCCTTAAGGTACTCCTGAATGGTGGTGTACCTCATGTCTCTGAGCGCACATAGGAAGTATAGCAGTTGTCTTGCGTCAACTACGCTACGCTTCTTGCTCTGTGCAAACATCTCATCCTCAGTTATGTTGAATAGCTTGGTGATGGACTTGATGAAGTGATTAAAGATTTGTTTTTTCATTTGATTTGTTCACAAATATAGTTAATAAGATTTAATTATGTGCAATTTTTGAAACTTTTTTCGCACTCAAGTAGATCATTGTACTTTACGTACACGAATCCCTCGTGGATTATTTTCTTGCAGTTATTCCATTTGTATTCGTGTTGATACTCTACTTCCATTGCCTTAGCTTTTTGAAACTCATTGAATAGTAGACGCATCCTATCAACACCTAAACATTGTGTCATAACATCCTCTAAGTACTCTACTGCGGTCTGTTTCATATCTCATTTACTTTAAATTTACCCATGTCGTAGCCTCCCTTGTTTAAAAGTTCAGACTTCATCCAATAGGCTAATGACCTATTGTTGAACGTCCACTCTTGGACTACTTTCTTTCCGATTTGATATATTAGCTTGTACCTCATGTCTCTTGATTTTATCCGTATACTACTTCGCCTAACGCCATGTACTGAAAGCACATATCCGATGATGTTGCGTCACCTTGCTCGGCTATCTCATCGAACAACGCCCATCCATCGCCCTCGTCTACCATCTTCTGTAGCCCATGCATGATGGTGTCCTCGTTGATAACGCCAATTGGCTCATCGTTCTCCATGTCCTCTATGTCATGTACCTCAATGCTAATGCGCTTGTCAAGTATAGCCTTGGCAAATGCCATGGAGAAAGATGGCTCTTCCTCTCTGCTAACTGCCTCACGTACCTTTCTTCCGTTCTCGTTGTTGATGTAGTACCAATAGTTGCTACCACCCTCTAGTGCAGTCACGAATATGTTCTCTAATACGTCTCTGCTTACTTCTCTTTGAATGTTAAATTTCATTTGATTTAAATTTTTCGTTATACAATACAAGGCTTATCTCCAACCAATCCGATATGATATCGTCAGGTGCGTTTACCTCTCTTAGTCCCTCTGTGATGTAGCCTACGCACTCTAAGGCGCACTCTGTTGCCATCTCTAAGGTCATCATCTCTCCTCGCTTAGTCTGTAACTTAAGGAAAGAAAAACGCAGGTCGAATACCTTGCGCTCAATCTTTTTTTGTCGCTCAGTCTTTTCCATTGTAGATGTGATTTAGGTACTGTTCTTTTCTTCCCGTAAACTTGCCATGCCAATCGGCTATGGTCTTAACAGATGTTGATGCCACCGATGGAGTGTGTGTCCTTGGTATAGGCTTTGCTTCACATGACTTGAGTGTCATGTAGGTCAGTAGTATACCCACGCAGAGATACCCAACCCGTTGGATTGTTTTTGCTTTCATTACATTTGATTTAAGTTTAAAATATGTGCGTTAACGAGGCGCACCCCTCGTGTGCATTAAGATAGAGTCAACAAGTACAATGTCTCGTTTACCAATCCTAACATCTCGTCCATGATATTCTGTAGGTCAGACGCGTAGTTTACTCGCTCAGCCTCTAACATCTTCTGCATATCCTTCATGTGCGCAACTGCGTCCATGTTCTTAGCCTCAGGGATTACAAACTCAACGCGCTTGTTACGTCCGAAGAACTTCTCTGTGAAGCTATCCGTTAGGTCAAGGATGTTGTCGTAGTAGTTGTTCAATGCCTTGTGTTCAGCAAACGATGTCGTCTGCAAGTGAGCGATGTGCATCATGTCTCTTGACTGAAACAACGCCCCGATAAATTTACTTGGTGTCATAATGAATAGTTTAAATATTTACACAAAGATACTACATTTCTCGCACGGGTACAAAGACCTTGATACCACGATCGTTGACCTCGTTATCTAACGGGAACGCCTCAAATGAGCCAATCAATATCTCCATGAATACCTCACGTCTCTTGCTTGGCAGGTACAACATTCGGTCAATCACCTCTTGGATGACCTCTTTTCTTTTCTGTTCTGTTAATGGTAGTGTGTACATATCTCTTAGTTTAAAATTTTAGTTCGTCAAATTCTGTGTACATATCCACGTACTGCTCGGGATATCTCTTCTTTAATGCGTCCAACAACGTGTCGTTGTCGTAGTAGCCCTCGCCATCACGCTCTGCGTTAACGAGGGGGTTAATTACTTCTACGATGTCTTGGTCATCTAACGTAGTCACTAGGTAGAAGTCCTCTTCTGACCATGCCGTTGTGTTAACTCTAATTACTCTCATGTCTCTTAGTCTTTAAATTCTTTAATACCTGATGCCTCTAGTAACTCTACGTCATCCTTGTCAATATACTTTGCTAGGCTCTGTAACTCTATTAACTCGCCTATGCTTATTCTCTCTGCTCTAAGTTCTTGTCTTAGGTACTCTAGTCTCTCTGTCATTTGATTTTGTTTTTTAGGTAGTTATTAATCTTTGTAATCATCTTCTCGTACGATGTCTCCACGTCCATGTGACTGAACGTACCGAACATCGCCTCATCAAATAGGTAGGCAACTGATGTAGTTGCCCCACCCTCTTGCATGGTCTCAATTATCTTGAATCCCTTATACATTGCTTCCATGTCGTTTAGTTTATTAGTTGTCTCTATCTCTAAAGTATTCTGCAATATTGATTAAGTCATCGAGCAATTGCTCGTCAGTTTTCAAGGCTAACTTTAATACATCGTCAGCCGTTTCGAATTCGTCTCGTGCCATGTCGTAGATGGCGTTAATTAGTTTCTCTCTCATGATTTCTAAGTTTTAAAGTTCTGCTGTGAATTCGCAGTATCCGTTCTCGTTTATGCAGTCAAGTATTTGCTTACCTAACTTGTAGTCTGCGTAGTCACGTAGGTTACTTATGTGAAGTAAGTTCTCAGTCAATGTCTCATCGCTGTACGATGTGTTCTTGCTGAAGAAGTCATCCATTTTATGTAGGTGTTCTCCTAACGTCTCCTCTATTCTCTTTAGTTCAGCCTCAATATCTTCTTTGCTATCTTCATCAAAACAATATTCTATGAAGTTAGGTACATGCCCCGTTACTCCAAATCTATCTGCCGAATCGCTTGGTTGAACGGCAAACCAAAATTTGCCTTCAATGTCTCCGTTATAATATCTTCCCATGTTTTCTATTTTTTTAAAGTTTATAATTAATTGTACGCATCGCAAATGTGGTGATGCTTCTTGTGATGGTCAGCCTTCAATGGCTTGTACTTTGTCTTGTACGCATCGCATGGATGGTACTTCGTGCTACCACATGACGTTAATAAAATTGTTAGTCCGATTGTTATAAGAATTGCTTTCATTTTGTTTTGGTTTTTAGTTAGTTATTAATTATTGTACTCGTTTCCTTCTGCATCGTACCACTCGTCATCAATGTCATACATATCCCACTCCGTGTAGTAGTAATAGTTTTCGTTGTAGAAATATTCTAACAATTGGTCTACCTCTAGATCTTTTGATTTTACACCATTGCTATCTTCCCAATTTAGTTCTCTTAAATGGTATAATAAATCCTCTTCATTACCAAAGCAAAGCTCTCCGTCTCCTACAACGTATCCTTCGTTAATGCCTTTTCCCGTAGCATCACAACGTCTTGCAAATTTTTCCATCTTAGTTTAGTTTTAATCGTTCGTTAATCGCCTTCTTAATTCCATGTGGGATATGGTCTAGCATAGTCCCAAGGTGGTCACCTTCCTCAATCTCCGTTCGGTCACCGATGTACATATTGAATCCAACCCCTTGGTCGCTCATTCCGTACACGTCATCACCGATAAAGATTGTGTATCGGTCTAGGGTCTCCCCTCCGTTGTCGTAGATTACTACGTTCGCTTCCTTTCTCACTATCATCTCTTTTAGTTTAGTTTAATATCTCCGATAGGTACAATGGGACAACGTGTAATGCGCCCGTATCAGCGCATCGCACAATATAATGTCCCGTAGAACTTACTTGACCGATTAACTCGTAGTAACCGCTTAATGTTGAATGCATCCCGTCAATCAACATCGTATCTCTTTCTCTTAATTCAATTAGCATATCTCTTTTTTTAATGTGTTGAACCTACAGGTATTCCAATCTCATATCCCTTCTCTAACGCATCGTTCAATTCGTTATGCGTATCAATTAGACTCTCTGAATCATCGTCCCATATGATGTATAAATCAAATAGGTTTAGGTCAAAAATTTGTCTTGCTCTTTTTTCGTTTACTAGCTTGTAAACAAATCCGTCGTTCATTACTTTCATGTCGTTTAGTTTAGTCGTTTAACTCTTTAATGAATACCTTTCCGTATCGCGCGAATCGTCCCGTAGGCTTTTCAATGCGTACAATGAAATCGTCCGTCTCAAAGTCATTGCCTTGCGCCAATCGTCCATGCACCGCGTTACGCGTTATCTTGAATAGGTCAACCAACCAATCCGATGTGAACGTATACTTTAATTCCCACACGTCATCTACGTTTAACTCCATGTATGGTTTGATTTGAGCAAAGAAATACTTGTCGGGTGTAGTGTCATAGAACTCCTTTAGAAAGTACTTCCACAATTGTGGCTTTGTCTCTATTCGGTTACACCATTGCGCATCTTGTGTTGACCATGCGCCATCAATTACCATTGCGTTTCCGTCTTGTATCCAAGACTCGAATCCTTCTAATTCAAATGTTTTCATGTTGTTTAGTTTTAAATAAAAATTACTTTGTTAGTTGATAATTCGGGAATACAATACGCATCCCAATCACCATTGTTTATTTTTTCATTAGCATAATCAATTGCTTTTTCCTCTTGGATGTTTACGCAAGGACAATCCTTGTAAATCTCATATGGTGTTTCTGATACAAAAACATCATTGTAATAAATGGTAACTAATTTCATGTCGTTTAGTGGTTTAAAATGTAAATACTCTTCTTTCCTTTTCCTTCAGTTCCCGAACACAATCCACATTTAGAACATGAACTTTTATATCCGCTTTCCTTGGATGCGGGACAATTAACGTACTCGTCTAGCTTTGTCTCCGTAGCTATGTACGAACGATATCCTTTGTCACTTGCATTTGCTTCACCTTGTGCATCGTGAACGGATGCCATAAAGTACTTGCCTAGGTCATTACGCATCCACTGATGTGTATATCCCGTCCAATTTTGTGCGACGTTTACCATCCCCTCAATTAACTCAAACGGATGTAGTGAAGGCTCTCCGTACGTTCCGAATCGGATGAACTTATTCGCGCTCATGCTAACAATCACCGCACCGATAAACTCATCGTATTCAGGAACATCTTCCCAAGTTTTAAACTCATTCTTGATTGATTTTAGCATGGATTTGAATCCGACGTATTGATTGAATTTGTGTGTGTAACACTTGCCGAATTCGTTAAACGGACAATCCAAACAATTTGTATCTGCATGACTGAAAAACTCGCGCATCCCGTTTAAATCCTTCTCAAATTGTGAACGTGAAAAGGTATACGTTTGAACTATCTTGCGTTTCTTGTCTGATTCGATTTTGTCGTTTGTCGTGTTATCCAATCTGAATACTTGTAACGTTTCCTTGTGTTTGAATACTAATCTCATGTCGTTATTTTTTTAGTTGTTATTTTTTACTGCATTTATTACACGTGCCAAAGGCGTTAACTTCAGTAACATCCTTACCACATTTATTACATCCTATTACAAATTCCTCGTCCTCTTCATAGTCATCGTTATCCTCTATAGGATACATATCCTTGAAGTAATGTTCGATGTTATCCAATACATCTTGGTATTCTTTTCCATCTATTAGTATTCCTCGTCCCATTGGATTGAATGCGTAGTACAATCCATCTCTCTTTGTTTTGTGTAGGAAAGAGAATCCTAGGCTTTCGATTTGTGATTTGATTATGCTCATCTTAATTATTGTTTATTGCGTTAATAAATGCACGTTTGATGTGCGTTAAATTATACTTTAATGCGTCCAATCCATTGTCCTCCCAAATGGCTAACTTATCTACGTTGAATCTAGATTTGCCTATGAAATCGTATTGACTCATTGATGCAGTTTCGATAGTCACGAACTGATTTTTTATTACGATTTGTTTGATGTTTACGATGTAAGGATGTGTTCCTCCTCCATACGTGTATGCGGTCAATTCCAAATCATTTGCTATCTGAATCAATTCGTTGATTTCAGTGATGCGTTTTGTTAGTGATGTGCTTACTTTTTTCATTGCTATTTGATTTTAAAGTTTATATTTTTGAACGTATTTCGTTGAATGATACGTTATTTCTTTGCTCATCTAATCTCGTCTCTATCTCGTATCTTTTTTGACCATGAACTATCTTTCCGTTTAAGTAGAATTGATTAGTTGATTTATGAGTCTTATCATCGAATTTTTGTGTACGAATCATCTTGTATTCGTTTCCATTGTGAATCAATGTGTTGATGTGTTTAATGACTTCCATGTCGTTGTGTTTTAAAAGTTAGTCAATGCGGTGAGTATCGCTCTCATCAAATGCTCATTGCATCCGCATTGTTATTAGATTGCACCACGCTTATATAGGTAGAATCGAACTACCACAATCTATAGGGGATGTCATGCTCCCCTTAATACCTTTCGGTATGCTTGCTCTATCTTTTCGGTAACTAACCACCTGCTTTAGCTCGCAGTCTCTTGATACTAATACCCTCAAGTAAGGGAGTGACCTGTTGTAGATGTGTTACTGAACTTCGCATCATCTTACGGATTGCCGATTCCGTTTTAGCTGAAGCAAAGATATGTATTCTTTGTGTAACTAATGCACATTAAATGAATTATTTTTGTGCAATACTCTGTATCCCTTATACAGCAAGGGATTCACGAGTAGTGATGAACGAAAGTTTTTTAAGATGCTAGGGAATAAAGGGATTGATTGCCTATAATTAATTAGTTAGGATAGAAATTCGAGGGGATGTTAAGCCTTCTCTCGCTGTATGCGTATTGTATTCGTGTCTTCGAAGACACAGCACCGCGCGAAACGTAGCAACAGCCTATGTGCTACAGCCTAGTGGGATGCCAATACGTAGCATGGACAAGGGATGCGGACGTAAGGGATGACCATGTGCGCGTCTAGTCCCTAGGGAAAAGCCAAAAAATCTGCAGGAAATTTCCCTTTTTGCACCCCCCCACCTCGTTTAAAAAGCAGTTTCCGATCGGGGGCCGAGCGCGTCAAACGTGGTACAACCCCACTACTACGGATATCTAATATTATTTTTTACCTTTGTAAAAACTTAAGATTATGATGAACAAGAAAGGAAACTTAGACGGACTAGAGGTACGTAACGGAAGGTTGATTAACAACGCGCCTGATGGTATGACCGGAATCCAAAAGATTGCGATTGCAAGAAAGGCAATGCGTATTGAAGAGAAGACCATGATCATGGAAAATGCAATGTATCGAGCAGAGATGAGAGCTGATATGATGGAGAACATGATGGGTAGTAAGGGCATAGACTAGTCTTTTATCGCAACTTTTTAGGAAGGGAGGTTTTTATTAATCTCCCTTTTTTTATGTTCTATGTCGATAATCGACATAATTATTGATTTTTATGTCGAGAGAATGTCGACTAAAGTACTGATAATCAACTCACTGTCGATAATGTCGATTTTATCTTCTAATTCTAGTGGGAAAAAAATTATATATATAATAATATATATATATATATATAGAGAAACTATTTTTGTCAATTGACAGGATTAAAATTTTTATTGTTTATTTGAATAATAGTAATATCTTTGTGATGCATTATTGCTTTTGCGTTTGGTTTAAGAAAGGGGTATCAGTTGAAAGCGGTGCCCCTTTTTTTTATGTATATTTGTACTTTATAAACCCATTTAATTTTTTAGACATGGAAAAGTTTTTAAGTATCCCGGTAACAAGTGAGCAGAACCAATTATTATCTGCAACAGGTATCGTATTAATTGAGCAAGAGTCAACAACTACTGTTCACGTTCATTACAAAGCGAGTACAGCAACTGACGTTGTAGTAATTACTCATGCTGCAGTTCCTGCGGGAAGTGAGGCTATGCGTGATGCGATCCAAGGTGCAGTTATTGCTGCATTGGCTACGCCATGGACGGCAGTAGCTTACCAAGTTGGTGTATTACCATACGCGGTATCAGGTATTACTATCTCTTAATTAATAGTATACTACTTAAAGGGCATCTCTAACGGGGTGCCTTTTTTTTGTTTCCTATAAATGTGGATAAGTGGCAACATAAGGGATAAAAACACATTATAATGTGCTTTTTATGGCACATTATACTTAATAGTCACAATTTATTGTTATTTTTGTGACATAATTAATCAAATCAAATATGCAAGGACAAGGTTATATGCCGAAGGATTTATACTTCGAGGAGGAGGGCAGACGAAAGTTAATCTCCGGTGTTAAGAAGATGGCAGCAGCTGTCAAGAGTACGTTGGGTCCCCACGGGAACACGGTACTTATAGAGTCACCACACCACACACATGGTATCACAGTAACAAAGGACGGAGTGACGGTCGCTAAGTCGATCGAGCTAATGGATCCGGTTGAGAACCTAGCGGTCAAGATGATGAAAGAGGCATCTGACAGGACGGCTACTACAGCGGGTGACGGAACGACTACGGCAATCGTGTTGACTGAGGCCATGGTATTGGGTGGTATGGAGCTCATCAAGCCTGAGCACAACAGAACTCAGGTGCTAAGGCACATGACAGAGATAAGTGACTTGGTAGTTGAGCGTCTTAAGAAGAAGAGCAAGAAGGTCACTACGGGGATGTTAGCGGACGTTGCGACCATCTCGGCAAACAATGACAGGACCATAGGTAAGATAATCGCTGACGTGTACAAGGACGTTGGTAAGACGGGTATCGTAACGGTTGAGAAGTCACAGTCGACTACAACATACGCTGAGACCACAGACGGACTACGCGTACAGAGGGGGTACTTATCGCCTATGTTTATAAATAATCAGGAGAAGGACGAGTGTGTCTTTGACGACACGCTTGTGTTGGTCTCTGACATGGAGATAGGGAACATACTACAGATCGAGGCTGTGTTGAAGCCACTCGTTAAGGACGGGAAGAAGCTGTTGATCATCGCGCCTTGTTCTACAAACATGACAAACACCTTGGCTGCTAACGTAGTTAAGAACGGTTTAAAGATATGCGCTATCCAACCACCGAACTTCGGGTACAAGCAGCACGAGCTGATGCAAGACATCGCGGTAAGTGTTGGTGCTACCTACTTCAGTGAGAAGACGGGTGACGACTTGAGCCACATGACGTACGCGGACTTGGGTCACGCGGGTAAGGTGATCGTTGGACGAGACGAGACCATCATCATGACGAGTGATGTGAAGGCTGACCAAGCAGAGATAGACGAGAGAGTCGCTCAGTTGTGGAAGGCTAACGAGGCAGCTACGAAAAAGAACGACAAGGACTTCATCTTGGAGCGAATTGCATCCCTAACGGGTGGAGTTGGTGTCATCTTTGCAGGTGGGAACACTGACCTAGAGCAAAAGGAGCTGTACGACAGGATTGATGACGCGGTTTGCGCGGTACGTTCAGCCTTGGAGGAAGGAATTTTGCCGGGTGGTGGTAAAGCCTTGGGTGAGATGAACATATTCGAGGGCTTAGGCTTCGCAACTGACACACAGGAGAAGGTAATCGCTGCTAAGATCATGCAGTTGGCTGTAAATATGCCACTGATGCAGATCCTTAAGAACGCGGGTGTACCATTTGAGGACGTAGCGGACTGTATGGTAAACGATGGCTTTGGATACAACGTAAAGACAGGTGAGAAGGGTGACCTAATCAAGATGGGCGTAATCGATCCGTTAAAGGTAACACGCTCAGCACTGCAGAACGCGGTGAGTGTAGCGGTTACGATACTAAGTACTAACGCTATCGTAACGATGGCACGCACAATCGGTGTAGAATGAAGGCAATCGGAAAAAATTTAGTGATTAAGACAGTAGAGGAGGAGATTAAGACCTCATCCGGTCTACTCTTGTCGGGAGAGGACTCCAATCAGATGAGATACAAGAAGGCTGTTGTCGCTGTCGCGGGTACGGACGTGAGTGCAATTAGCACGGGCGACTACATCTACTACGACAAGTCAAATAGCTACACGATGGTCATCAACGATGAGCAGTACACAATAATTCAGGAGAGAGACGTGGTGGTTGTACTATAGTACAACTACTCTGTCTCATTTTTTAGTTTGTTAGCCTTGATCTCCTCGTTCATTGAGATGATCATATTTCGGTACACCTTATCGCTGTAGCTAACGTTCCTTTTAAACATCGGGTTAAAGTTCTCGTGTGTGGCAATCTCCTCACCGTTAAGCTTCTTGTAAACGACCTCGATCATCTTCTTGGTTCTGTGAGGTAGGTGGTATAGGTTCTTACGCGGGCCGCTTCCTTTTCTAAACACCTCGATCCAACCATCACGTAGTAAGTTACCAAATCGGTTCTTGTCCCATGGGAACACTTGATTGAACTCAAGGAATCTGTCCTTGCTAAAGTAGCTCTCGGACTTAAGGAACAGGAGCATCTCTAGGTCTGCTTGTGTTATCCCATACTTGGCCTTGATATAGTACTTTACTATACGCCAATATTTTAAGTAGTCATTCTTTTTTTCCATTAGATTATATTTATTACTTTTGTAAAGTTAATTATTAAAATATAAAAGATGGCAACTAAAGCAACACCAAATTTACCGGCAGCTTCAAGATTGAAGGGACCTGCTGCAACAAATCAATCATCTGTTAAGCCTAAAGGCGCAATGGGTAAGCCTGCTAAGAAAATGATGGGCAAAAAAGCTTGTTAAGAAATTAACATGACAAAGAAAGTATCTTTATCAATTGGTAGAGGTGAGAAATCGAAAACCGGTGGACTTACACAGAAGGGTATTAACAAATACAATAGTGCCACCGGATCGAATCTCAAGATGGCAGTTACGACTAAGCCATCAAAGTTAAAACCGGGTAGTAAGGATGCGAATAGACGCAAGTCATTCTGCGCTAGATCCGCAGGGCAGATGGCTAAATTTCCAAATGCTGCAAAAGATCCAAATAGTAGATTAAGACTAGCAAGAAAAAAATGGAACTGTTGAATTATTAAAAACAAATATTATGATGAATAGAGAATTCCCATTAGCACCTACTGACTTTGGAGACAAAGAGACAAGAATGAAGAAGAAGGCTGCAAGAAAAGAGAACAGAGAGATCAACAAGGCTGAGAGAAAAATCAAAAACAGCACAGGTCTTGAGTACGAGCCGCGTGTTAGAAAACGCGACATGAATCTATGAAGAAGATAATTAAGAAGGCTGCAAAGTTTGAGTCTAAAAAATCTTTGGACGGTGCTATGAAGTTTCTAAAGGGAAACGTTGGCAAGGCAGTTAAGCCTAAAAACAAACTAAAATAATACCTATCTTTGTCTCATGGAACTAAGAACAGTTGTTACAGGCGTAAGACGCGATAGCATTGGACTAGGCGACACGATAGAGAAGTTCACGAGGGCAACAGGAATTAAGAAGTTTGTTGACACGGTATCTGATCTAACAGGAGTTGACTGCGGTTGTTCCGCGAGAAAGGAGGCTTTAAATGAGCCAAATATATTAGTAAATAAATTATTTTATAATAAAGACAAGTAATGGCAGTAGTACCATCAGGACAGAAGTTTCACACGGTAGCAAGTACTGTAGTGACAACAAATTTAGGATCAGCTTTAGCTAACGCACAGCGTGAGATCTTTACGATGCAGGACATCATCGACACTGTCGGAGGTGGATTGGGAGGAACTCAGTATGTATTTGTAGCCGCAGATGGTACAGATTTAGAGAACGCAGCAGAGCTACAAGCGGCTTATGTTACAGCTACGGGAATGTCTCCAAGTGCAACAAATAGAATCACTGTAATAGCTGCTCCGGGTAACTATAATTTTGATACTGTGAATTTTGTAATGGACACATCGTACATTGACTTAGTTTCATTAGATGGAAATAGGAGCATAGTATTTAATGGCATAAATACAATAGAGATAACTGCAAATGATGTATTTGTCAGAGGTGTAGATGTCGGAACATTAAACTTTGCAATAGCAGACTCATTAAATTTATTAAAGGTTGAAAACTGCTCAGGCGGAGCTAATTCATTTAGTGTCCCTTATGGCACAATATTAGGTACGTTCACTAATTGCACAGGTGGAGATAATTCATTTGGTGGTGATGGTTCCACAGCATCAGGTGTGTTTACTAATTGCATAGGTGCAAATTTTTCATTTGGAAGTGGTTATGATAGTTCCACAGCATCAGGTGTGTTTACTAATTGCATAGGTGCAAATTTTTCATTTGGAAGTTCTTCATTTGGTGGTTCATCAGCATCAGGTGTGTTTATTGATTGCACAGGTGGTATAGCATCTTTTGCCGCAGGTGGAGCCGCATCAGGCATATTCACTAATTGCATAGGTGGAAATTCACAATATGGAAACGGTTCATTTGGTGGTGGTTATGCACAATATGCGTCAGGAACATTTACTAATTGTAAAGGAGGTAGTAGTTCATTTGGTGGTGGTGGTGGATCAGCCGAAGGTGTATTTATTGATTGCCAAGGTGGAGATTCTTCATTCGGTGGGTCAAGCGGAAATGCATCAGGTGTATTCACTAATTGCACAGGTGGAGATGATTCATTTAGTGGTAATGGTGGCACAGCAAGTGGTGTGTTTAATAGTTGCATAGGTGGAGATCGGGCATTTGCCGGTCAAGGAGGCACAGCAAGTGGTGTGTTTAATAGTTGCATAGGTGGAGATCGGCCATTTGGTGGTCAAGGCACAGCAAGTGGTGTGTTTAATAGTTGTATAGGTGGAAATCGGGGATTTGGCGAAAGTGGCACACTTGATGGATTTTTATATTATTGCAGACTAACATCAGGGACATTTGCAACTGTATCAGGTTTTGGTAGAACTGTATTATGTATAGATGGAAATAACGATCAAAATAATCAATAACATGAAAACATATCAATCAACTACAGAAGGAACTTGGGTAGAAATACTTAAAGTAAAATTAACAGAAGAACAAAAAGCTCTTATGGTGTCAACTAATGAAGAAGACAAAGAAGCTCGATTAACTTTAGTGCAAAGTATTAAAGCTCAAAGAGAGGCTGTAGTGCCTGAAGGTAAAGCAGCAGAGTTAATTTCTTTCTACAATACAATTAAACCTGTATTAAAAGAAACAGATGTTTATCAGCTAATCTCTGCAGACTTATCTGAAGCAACTCCATTTCAAGGTATCTTAAACTGTAGAGTTAATGGAGAGCACACTCAGATTAGATTTTAAGTAATATATTATTTTAGTGATTCCAACACAAAGTAATCGAGCCACCTTAACCGGGTGGCTTTTTTGTTTTAAAATATTGCTTATCTTTGCCTTATAAATTAATAAGACATGGCAAATTATCAAAAGTTGCAGGTTAGTACTGCTCTTAATATAGTAAAATCTGATAACGCAAACATTCCCTTTACAGCGCAAATTGCTGTAGGGGTTAATGGATCACCGTCACTTAACGAGCTAGAAGACGTTACGGGTACATTTATTACGTCAAATGTACAAACAGGTGACGTAGTATACAACACAACTACAGGGACTTCTGCAACTGTTACTAGAGTAATTAGCGAGACTAACTTATTTTTAAATGCAGACTTATTTTCGGGATCAGGAGACGCTTTTATTATCTACTCTCAGAACAGTCCAAAAGAAGGGTGTGTACTTTACATTGGTACCGGAGGAAATCTTCGCGTGCTTACCTCTTCAAGTAACGATGTTACATTTTACAACGTATTAGGTGGTACATTCTTACCGGTTCAGGTGCTTAAGGTATTCTCAACAGGTACGAGTGCGTCAGACCTTGTAGCTCTTTGGTAAGATGATAGGTATAGCGATAGGTAATAGTGTTGGACTTGACATTAGGGGAGCACTGCACCCTTATAATCAGTCACCACCCGTAATAAGCGGTGTTGGTATTGAGTATAGTACACTCACATTAACATCACCCGGTACTTGGTACGGGGTACCTGTTATCACTTATACATATCAGTGGACAAGAAACGGGTTACCTATACTAGGTGCTACATCTACTACGTATACACTAGTAGGTGCTGATGCATCTACAAACGTAGCGTGTGTTGTTACAGCTACTAACTCAGTAGGGTTTAGCGTTGCATCATCAAATGTCATATCTGTTATCAGCTATCCTCAGTACTTAATTAATCAATTTATTATAAGAGTAAGCAATGATGGAGGCTTTTACGAGGCAGAGTCTTGTCAGTTAGCACAGCTCACATTCCTAAATAACATATTATGAGTCTACTAACTACAGCCTCTTTGGTCATCACACCGAATGCAGGAGATGAAGGTACGTTGTATTCCGTTATTCCATCCGATGGTTCGGGAGATATGTCCGTTGTGAGAGCAACAACTGCAACGCGTGTGAATAGTGCGGGGTTAGTTGAGTTAGTGCCTTATAATTTGTTGCAATACTCGGAGCAATTTAACAATGGGGTTTATAATCAAAGTAATGTTTCAGTTACAAGCAATTCAACCATTGCTCCAAATGGAACTACAACCGCAGAT